TGGTTTCTATCCATTACACAAGAATCAAATTTTACAACAACAGCAGTTATAACTTCTTCTACTACACCCCATCCATACCTAATATCAAATACCCTGTCTCCTTGTTTAAATATGTTTTCCATCTTATAATTCTTTTAAGTATTTATTAACCGATTCAATTGCTTTCTTATAATCACTAGGTCGTATAACCTTAATATCAAAGTGCCGTCTTGCCGAAAACCAACCTTCGGGCATTGAATATACTTGCACCAATAGGTAATGGTGGCTTCCTGCTGAACGCAACAATAAGATGTTGTCGTTTTCTACTTTCATAAATGGGATGTCAAGTTTTTTTAGGTATGACTTGACTTTAGTTAGTGTGCTTATCTTAATCTTGTCCATAGTCGTATGCTAGTAAAAAAGTTTTGATTAATGCAGATAGTGAATGAATTGCGTTTGTCTCCTTGTGGATGTACAGCACGCCGTCTTCAGCGTTAATTGATTGGCGATAGTTCTTGTCAGCGTAGACAACAAACGCGCTAATCAAATCAGTTACTCTTGCTCGCGACACTCTATTAAGTTCACCTCCTTTGTTAAGTCCTCTATTATATGCATCACGCAAAGTAATTTCAGTCTCTTGGATTAAGTCTTCTATTTCGTCTGTCATTTTTGTTTGGCTTTATGTTCGAATAATAGTTTAATAATATCTTGGTAGTCAGCACACTGGATTAGATTATACTTCTCTTGCTCCTCGTGCAAATGGATAAGCCATAGCTTACCAATCTTTATCTTAGTGTTCTTCTCTATGATATATTTGTAGAGATTAAGCTGAATTGAGTACGCTTCAAACTCGCAGTCGTGCAAGAAATTGATAGGCGCTTTCATTCGCTTCTTGTACTTGGAAAACATATTGATTTCCTTGTTAGTCTTGTAATCCCATATCTCGTAAGACTTGGTAGACTCATTCCAAAATAAGCAGTCAACCATACCGCCGACACCTAACTCCTCATCTCCAACAACCAACTCCATAGCAACAGGACTCAATGCTTTAGATGCGTCATTATAGAAATCGATGAACAACTTCTTGCATTCTTCGTACCGCTCTGATATGGTTGGATACTTACCCTCATACGACTCAAGGTCAAGAGGAAATATCTTGTTCAACCAATAATTCTCAGCGAACGCGTGAAGTAATGTTCCTTTTGTGCGGGATATTCCACCTTTAAACTCCCACTCTTCCAATACCTCCTCTACGGGAATGCCTCGCTTCTTAGCTGACTTCTCAGCCATCCCTTTCGAGTCAAACTTTTCCTTAAACATTCCAACGAATGTCGTGCCTGATACTAACTGCTTATCCCCTATAAAATAAAGGTGCGGTTCGTCGTGGTATTTAATCTTATTAAAGACCGATAATTCTTTGTGTATGTTCATATTAAAAAGGTGCGTTGGCTTTATCGTCAAACTGATGAGGGATTGTATTTATTTTTGAGTCTTGGTAGATGACTTCGGGCTGAGTAAATCTGAACAACTCCTCTTTCGTATCAGCTACTCTATTAGTTAATACGTCGCAGTGTCGAATGATTGACCCCGTCATACCATTACGATTCTTTAGAATAACAAACTCTAGCGTAGTATCTATCTCAGTGGGTTCGGGCGTTCCGTTAGCACGCGCCTCCGTCAGTGCATAATAATGTGGACGATACAACCCGATAACAATCGATGCGTCTTGCTCGATGTTTCCCGACGAACGGATGTCAGAAAGTTGTGGACGTTTATCATTTCGACTTTCCACCGTTCTGCTCAACTGAGACAAGCAAACAATTGGAATGTTTAGCTTACGAGTCAGTCGCTGAATCTTAGTCGACACACTAGACACCTGAGCAAAGTCGCTTTGGTCTTTAATTTGATTGTCTCGAATCAGCTGAATGTAGTCAATGATTACGATATCAATCTTATGCTTACGACACTCAGAGATTACGATTGATGAAAGGTAATTGATGTCCCGATTATCTGAGTCATAAAAGTAAATAGGCAACCTCTTTAAGTTAACCGCATCCGAATCTTTAATCTTATTGATGTCTTGTTGTGACAATCGATATGCTCCTAAGTCAGCGTAAGTAAACTCGCTTGCTTCAGATGATATGAAACGATTCATAAGCGATTCCTTTGGCATCTCCAAAGACAATAGCAAAACATTCTTGCCCGACATACCAGCTTTCTTAGCAAAGTCAAGACCAACGATTGTCTTACCCGCAGATGGTCTAGCGGCTATAACAATCATCCCCGCTTGCCAACCTCCTACTGAATAGTTAAGTTGTCGACTACCCGTATCAACACCTGAGAACTTAGCCTTGCCCGCATTCTCCTCTAGCAATCCGATTGTAGTGTCATACACGTCAGCAATTGCAACCACCTCGTTGTTTGTATCAATCTCCATATTCAAATCGTCAGCACCAATGCTTACCATATCTCGGATGGCATTCGTGTCAGCACCTTCGACCAACATATTATTAATGGAGGCGGATAGATTGTACAACATACGCTTAGCTTGCAAATCTTTTAGCTCCAAGCAAATCTCAGCTAAGTCAACGATGCGATTAGGTCGTAATGAAAGAATCTTCGACTCATCCACACCTTGCAACTTCTTTGATTTAACGAGACGAAATACATCCGTGCGAGAGAATGTTCGATTCGTTTCTGATAATTCAACACAAGCCAAATAAACCGCCTTGTGTAAGCCCTCAGTAAACACGTCGGGAGTAATGATGCGTGAAGCATCTTGTGTGTAGTGTGGATTCTCTACTAGGTAACTTGTTAAGTCAGCTTCTAGCAAAGGGTCGAATAGTTCTAGCTTCATTGTGATTAATAGTTATCGGGTATCGAGATTGTTGTACGTGGCGCTTGCGGTTGATTACTTGTTGTAACGGGGAATGTGTTCTTAGGGGGAAATAAGCCCGCCCAATTGTTACCTATCGATGTGTCAACTATCTGCTCAAGTTGTGAGTCTGAATAAGATGCCCACGTCTTAACCAAAGTTTCCTTACCCGTAGGTGTATAGGTTTGCTTCTTCTCTCTCTTATACTTAAACCATTTCTCAAATATCAACTCACGTGCGGTTAGCACTTTCTCTTCTTTTACTTTACTCTCTTTTACTTTACTTTCCTTTACTTGCATTGCATTTGCATCTGCATTTGGTAATGCATTTGCATCATTAATGCCACTCCAACGCAACTGAGCCGCTTTTCTAGCACGCTCACTCTTGTCTAAGTAGGGTTGCATATACAACATTTGCTTCATTGAAAAGAAATTATTCTCTGTATCTACTTGAAACAAATCGTAGTTTGTAACCACTACCCGTAGCTTGGATTCACTTGTTCCGAACTCATCTGCTAGGAGGTCAATGTCTTGCAACGGATACTTAAAATCTTGTTGGTCACGGAGAACTTCTAGCACCATAAAGTAGATGCCATAACCCTCGATACCTAAATCCTTAATCACACGCTTCAACTTCCTATCGTGACGTGCGTTACTAAAATGCGGGAAATAATATGCGTCCTTCTTCATACTGATGCTATCAATTGGTCTAATTCTGAAATTTCATTTGTAATCTCCTCCACCTTATTTAGGATAATATCAAACGCGGGGATGTCGGGGTCGTAATGCTTTACAACCCTTTGGTAGTCAGCAAGTTCCATCTCTTTGTGAATCTTCCTGACACGCCAACAAGCAAGGTATGCTTTGTCTTCTAGTGTTATTGACATCTGATTGTTTGGTTAAGCCTAACCCCGCCATAATTTTACGACGGAGTTAGGCAAAGGTAAGTAATTAAATTTATTTAGCAATAGCGATAGATATAATATTCTCAGTCGGGATAGCCATCACCACGTGACGTGTGTTGTTGTCGTGGCAAAACTCGCGTGGACGACTAAGGTCTTCAAACATCAAAGACTTAGCTTCCTCTGTTGTGCCAACGAATCTTCCTAGAATAATCTCGTTATGCATAAATAGCTTATACTCAACAAGATACTTCTCGTTGCGGTCATAGTGAGTTGTTGCCCACTTGTTAGTTAGTGATGGCGCTAATGATTCTCTTGTCTCGCCAAATCGTGTTAGGTAATCTGAAATAACTCTTCTCATAATTCTTGTTGTCTAAAATATTTTTGTTTGAATGATACGTTTTTAATGCCTAGTCTGTCGTAATATATCGTGTCAACTTCTTCGCTGAACACCTCGTCTTGCGGTACTTCGTAGGTCTTTATTCTGGATAAAAAATTGTACTTATCTGCGACTGATTGCTCTGCCTTGTTAGGCTTGAACATCATCCACATTACGATTCCGTTTGCGCTTGTTAGCGTTATCAAAATGATTCTTCTTAATTTCATCTGCTATGTCGTTATCTATCTTAGCCATCCCAATACAATGAGATGACCAAAGGAATAGTGTAGATAGAATGATTACTGCAAGGAAAGCGTTTGCTTGTCCGTCTGTCGTTGGGGATACATAAACCTTTGCCATAAATAACAAAGCGGATACTCCCGTTGCAATTTGAATTGATTTCATTGGATAGATTTTTTAATGTTATCAATGATACGTTTAACTAGGTCAACTTCGCCTAGCACATCGATTAGATTCTCCTCGATATGATTCAGGTTCATAATAGGAGTATAGTATTTCTCCTGATAATATTGACGTCCGTCTGAGTCAAAGAATGTAAGGCGCGTCCATTGCTTGCCCGCTGATACGCCGATTGTTTCGTCGTTAAATTCTGATTTGAATGTTAGCATAAGATAATTAGATAGTACATTAGTGAAATAAATAAGACAATAAGAAGGGCTTCTAAGCCCTCCCCGTATGTTGGTTTCTTTTTCATATTAGATAATTGTAGATAAGAACATTACTAACACGAATAGGATAGTAATTAATGCGAAAAGAACTTCCTCTTTGGTTGTCTGCTTAAAACTCATCCTTGTGTGTTAGTTTAAATGATATGGGATAAGGCGTTAATGTGTAGCTATCAGAACCCTTGTCGTAAACACATACAGACAGCTCACCTTCGTAGTATATATGGCACATAAAGAACTTATCGTTAAGCGAAAAATCTGCCCACCAATCGTCTTCTCCATTCCAATCTAATACCACATCGCAATCCACTTTATTTATCCTTGCCCATACTAAAATCTTCCGAGAAAAGGGATTGATTACTACGTTAAACTTGGTCATCTTGTATTTTGATTTTAAGGCTTGATAATACATCTTCCAATGATTCACTAGGCTCTTCGTCTTTTGATTCGTCTGAGCTGGATAAAAACGCTAATAACAATAACTTCTCCATAAAGTCTATCGGAGAATTTCTATCCTTGCTAGCATCAACTCCATCTCGTTGGCTAATTCTAATCTCCTTCCAATACTTATCTCCTTCGGGTGTCTTGCTGAATATAAATGCACTGCCAACAAATTCATCAAAGTGCTTATACTCGTCATCAAGATAAACACTCAAGTTGTCGTCGGTAATTCTGCACGTTGCAAAGTTGTTGTCAAATTGTCCTTGCTCAACCTCGTCAAGCATAGAGTAATATTCGTGTCCTATCATCTTATTTATTAGTTCTTAATTGTTCGATTTGGTCTAAAAGTTTTTGTGCGTCGACGTTGGCTTTCTCTAGCAACTCGTCGTAGCGTTCACGTAATAAGTAAAGGTCGTCGACCAATACATTAACTAGGTCATCGGTAAACATCCTTGCGTAAGCACCCATCTCGTGGTGTGTCACATCATCTAATCTACAATCCTCGATTGCATTGATAATCTTTTCTCGTTGGTTCATATTAAAGTTTGCTTAGATTGTAAGGGTTTGCATCTAATCCGTACTCGCAAGTCCAACCTATCTCATTAAGTTTTTGAACAAGCTCGTCGCAATCGTCATAGTTTACGGGACATCCATAAATCTCTAATACACTTTGTACAATACTAGGTTGTAATTCGGGGTGGTCAAATAAATCTTCCATTGTTTGGTTAACGATTGCCTATACATCGAGAGGTTTTAATTGTTAAATATCTGAGGAGTCAGTAATCAACATCATTGATGTCAATGTTGAATTATCGTCTTCGTCGTACAAGTCGTCTTCTATATTATAAACAATCTCGACCTCCGAATCCCTATCAAATCTATAGTAGATATTAATCTTGCTCAAATCGTGGTACTCCTCTGCGCTAGTCAAAAAGTCTAGCAAATCTTTTGCGGTTAATGGTTTTCTTCCTTGCATTGTTTGGTTGTTTATATTAGTAACCCATAATCTCATTGTACCACATTACTTTAGTGTCGGTACTCATCTCAGTCCACTCTTCGGACAATTCATTTAACATCTCTTGAATCTGCTCATTAGTCTTGCTATACATTGGTTGCTCGTCTATCTCGTGAACAATAGCTAATTGACTGAACGTAAGGTCGTCGTACCAAGTATCTAACTCATCTTGTAAATCTGAATAAAGACTACGTATCATATAAAAACCTTTCGGTTCTTCATCGTCTGATTTATAGACAATGGGATTATCAAATGCTGATAAAATTTCTTCTTTAGAAATTGGAATTGTAAATTTTGGATTAATTGCCATTTGTTTGGTTAACGATTGCCTATCCATCGTGAGGTTCTAGTTGTTATAGATTATGTAAAGCAAAAGCCATATGAGCCATATCCTCGTAGCTATATTGCTTCAATGATAAGTGCCGTTGTAAGTTGTAAGGCATAGCGTCAAGACCATACTCGCAAGTGTATCCGACTGCGTTTAGTTCGTCAATCAATTGGTCGCAACGCTCGTAAGAAAATTCGCCTTCATTAGCAAAGCGCTCAATGATTTCAGTGACGTTTGCGGGTAACAATTCAGGGTGTTCAAATAAGTCTTTCATCGTAATTGCATTAAAAGGATTTCGATATTGTTAATAAGGTTCTCTTCTTCGGAAAAATCTTGCGCCACTTCCTTTCTATCATCTAGCAAAGTTCTCAACTCCTCTAGGTTCTCGCTGATTGCGTCAACGACTGCGTCTTGTTTGGGCATAGTATTAGTTAGTTTGCATAAAATAATGTTCAATACACTCATATAATCCTTTGTATCCGTCATTAGAACCCGATTCTAAAAAGTCTTCGTATAGCTTTATTGCATCCGCGAAAGCAAAATCATATTCTAATTCAGAATCAATTCTTCCATAGGCATAAGCCAATTGGGTAAATAAGAAAAAGTCATAATCGTATTTCATAATAGTGTACGATTGCCTATACATCGTGAGGTTAAAGTGATTAAACTGCTATGTGCCAATCAGTAACTCCGTGATTAACCGCGCATCTTACTGAATATCCTTTTGCGCGTAGTCTATCCGCCACTAAAGGCATATACATATACTCTTCTACGCTCCAACCATAAGCGGGCGCGCAACTGCTAGTCATCCTTGTTGTTATTAAGGAATTTACAAGTGACTCTTCAATACTTTGTTGCATACTCTTAAGCAACTCTTCTTTTTTCTCAAATGATTTCATATTAGATAATATACGATTAGCCTAGTACATCGTGAGGTTTTAGTGAAGCCCAAATATAGGGCGATTAAGATGCAGATAGTGAATTAGTCGACGAATCGGCTAATTGTGTCGACGAAATGTTGTACGTGATATTATTACGTCTAGCGTAAGCCTTTGCCCAACCTAGTTGTGCAATCGTCAGTTGTCCGTTGAACGTCGCATACTTACACATACTTACAATCTTATTATGTTCGGTGTCTGCTCCGTACTTATAATTCTCTTGAGAGAACTTATATACCGCTAACATAAGCGGTTCGTTTTCTTTGTAAAGGCGGTAAGCCTCGTCGTTAAATGTTGGCATCTTCTTGGGGTTTTTGGTCTCTAAATTTATTTAAGGTTTGGGTCATTGTCAGATTAGATAATTCTACATCGTGAGTCTTGATGATATCGTAGTCTCCGTTGCTAGCTATTACTATCTTAACGTAACTGCCCGACGGGAACTGAACTCTGATTACGTCAGAATTACTATTATAATTATTGCTACGCCAATCGTAGTTCTTGCTAGTAGTAATTTCTGCCGTAGGGTAAAACTTAGCAAAGTCGTTCGTTGCCGTCTCTAAGGTTGACACCTTCTTGTTGTAAGATGCTTCCATATTGTTAGCTAATTCGCTAAGGTAGATTAGCCTATCCATAATTGTCTTAGGCTTGTAAGACCCCGTTCGGTTCATAACATTGCCTCTATCTCTAATCAATCCGTCGGCTTGGATTTCGATATTGGCTGAATAATAATGCATACCGCCTTCGCCGTGAAAACGCTTATACTTTAGTGCAACGTAGCCGTGCTTAACATCGTACTCAAAATAGAATCTACCTTTCATAGATTCGCTAGGCGTGTCGTAATAAACATAATCTTGACGTTTGTACGTCTCAATTTCCCATTTGAAATGCTCGCCCTCGATGAAGCCTTTTGCTTTAAGTAACTCAACGTCTCGCAATATATCTGCCTCTATTTGGGGCATCTCGTCTGCGTGCTTCTTGATTGTTTTCAAGATGTACAATTGATTGCTTTCTGATAATTGCTCGAAAGAAATCTTGTTAGTATCTACTAAGTTCATATTAGATAATATGTGGTTAACCTATCCCCCACAAGGTTTAAGTGATTAATTAAACTCGTCTTCTTTTATGATTATTTTAATTTCATCGCCTCTACTCTGCATTACATACGCTATCCAAAAGAGGTCGTCGCGACTAGGGTAAACTCCGTTCTCGTCGATTTGAGTCTTCATCTCTTTCAACTCCTTAGCCCAATACAATATGCTATCTATTTTATTGGATAAAAGTTCTTTGTTAGTCATAATAGTTAGCGGTTGACCTAAGCCCCGCAAGGTTTTAAGTTTAAAACAAGTCTACACTCTTAAGGTCTTTGTCTTCCATTATGGTTGTGACAACGTGTGCCTCAATATTATCTTTTTTCTTGACCGATATCAGCGCGTCAAGGTAAGCCCTATCTAGGCAATACGTTGGTTCTGAATTGTCGTAGAACTTGTTCTCGTAAAGGTCAAGGTTGCGACCATATTGGTCAGCGATGTGATATACTTTCATATTAGATAATATGCGGTTGACCTAGACACCGCAAGGTTTAAGTTGTACGTGGATAGTGAATTAAGACGCTAGGATAACCTCGAACAAACGCTCGTCTATAGTCTTTTGTTGGTCGAAAGTCTTTTGCAATTTGTTATGTAGCAACTCATTGAATGCGTTGTACACAATCCACTTGTTAGGCTTGGTATCTAGCATCTTAGTCTCGCGGTTCACTACGTCTAATATGAAGCGAGCGTTCAAGCTAGGCGCGGGGTTCTTATCGCTTGACTCGTACTTAATAAGGCTCATCTTCTTGTTAACGTCTTGGATGTACTTCTCTACGTTTAAGACACGTGACTCAGCTAGGATATCAAATTTCTTCTTAAGGCTAAAGAACTCGTTATCCATAAAGTTGCTAACCAATTCGTCTAGCTTAGGTAGGACAATCTCAGCAATTGAACCCGTGTGTTTTACGCTGAAGCCAATCTCAGTTTGTGCAATACATAGCCCGTTGTCGCATACCTTGCGATACATACCGAACGAACCGCTCGTTTTGTTTGAGCCGTCGTAGCTATTAGTGAAGCGAAGCATTGGGAACAAGATGTCTTGGTCTCCCTTAACCTCAATTTTGTAGCGGTCATCTGCTAGCACATAATCCACAGCGAACGAGCGATTGTTTCGATTGATTGAGCGTGACTTGTAATAGATGTCCGCCTCGATTAGCTTGCGCTCAGCCTCTAGGAAAAACACCTCGTTAGGCAAATGTCCGTAGGACTTAGACACCACGTTGACTAGTGTATCTCCGCAGATAATACCTTGCTCAAGACCTTTGCGCGTTGGCATACCTAGTAACTCTTCCATTTGAACCACCTTGTTAGGCGTGAACACATCGTCGTGCGCTGACCGAGCCATTAGGTCGTCCACGCTCTTTGTTGTGTGAAAGTTCATTCTGCCATTTCCCTCAGAGTTTAACAATGAATTGATTTGGCGATTTGCAGTTTTTGAGACGTTAGTCATAATCAGTAGCAGTTGACCTATACACCGCAAAGGTTAAAGTTAGATTGATTTGTTTCACGTGGAACATACCACGCAGAACCTAGAGGCGGAATCGAACCGCCCCTTGCTCCAAGCTAGGTTAGGATAATAGACTAGCTATTACCAAAGCCAATGCAAGTACTCCCACTTGCTTAGCGAACTCCTTGATATCCTTCATTATTTGGCGTCCGTTGCTTCAAAGTAACCAATCGCGCCAACTAGGGCAAAGAAGCCTCCGCCAAAGACGAAGCCTAAACGACAGCCCTCAGTGGTATGTGCTAGGAAAGCTAAGTCCCAACAAACAAACGCGCAGATAGTGAAAAGGATAGCGTATGACGCTACAAGGATAGAGATAAATGGTTTCATAATGTTGTACGTGGTTGACCTATACACCACGAGGTTTTAGATGTTAGATTAGATAATGTATTAAACGATTGGTTCAGTGCGATTTGATATTTCAATCCAATATCTTGCGCCTTCATTTGAATCGTCCCAAGCAAATGCCGCCCCAACGTAATCTTTGAAATCGTCGTCATTTTGGTGCAATTCCATATACCTCTTTGCTCTATTGTAATTTAATTTCTCCAAGTTGCCGATGAACTTCTCCCACTCTTCGGGCGTCATATAATTCCAATGCGATGAGCATTTGGCTAGTTCAGGATAGCCCGCCTTTGGGTCGTGACGCTCTAGTTCGACGATGTCGTTTTTTTGTTTGATTTCAAACCTAACCTTGACCCGATAGCCGTCAAGCGTTCCGTCAAGTGTGTAGTAATTTTCGTCGGCTTCTAGATTAAATAAGCCCTTCATCATTAGTTTAGCAAACATCTCTTTGCCGTTTCCTTTGTGATAGTAGAAAAAGGCGTCAACCTCTAGGTCGTAACCTATTCCTAAGCGAATAACCGCATCGCCGTTTGGATTGATTGTTTGAACAAATTTTACTAGGTTTTTTGCTGTTTGTAACATTGTGTTAGCGGTTAACCTTGCCCACCGCTTAAAAGGAAAGTTGTTAGATTGTTTCACGTGGAACATCCACGTAGAGACCTTGTACGGATTCGAACCGCTAACCCCTGATTGGCAAGGTCTTTAATTAAGTGCGACTTTCGGTTTATTATCTTGCGATTAAGGCATCGGTTACTCTCTTTATCCGACAGGGTTTAGCCAAGCTAATTTCTCGGATGCCCAAAATTTCAGGTCGTATGGGACTGAATCCCAAACCCCTCTGCTATGGTGGAGGGTAACCCCTACGTTCGTAGGTCAACATTTCAAAGAACACTTTAAGCATACTCTTGGGGTTATCAGTTCTGAACCTATGTGAATTTTGGTAGCTAAACTATCCTACTCTTCAGCGTTCTTTAGCTAGGTACGAAACCCGCTTAATTTACACCTCAATACCCTTACCCTTTGCACCGATTCGGTGTCGGCAACCTCTTGTCTCGTTCGACTCTACAAATGTACTATAAAGATTTTGATATACAACACCTCAGATTAGATAATCCACAAAATAGGGCTAAATAATGAAAATTCTTTACTCAGTACAACTTTTTCTTTATATAGTACCACGATTTCGACTTTTACCCCCCGTTTTCTAGGGATAGTGCAATAAAACTTGGATGAGTGCAATAAAATGACCCATAAAACAACTCAAATTCGCCCTATACTGAATTACGCACACGCGCGGTTAAATAGGAGCATTTTTAGACCCCGATTTTGCGTCTAATCAAATATCTTTACTAGGGTGGATAGAATGGACATTTGAGGTACTAAAATCGCTTAGAATCAAGATTTGACCCCTTAAATTGAATGCTAGGTTTTGTACAATTTCGTACTAGGAAAAATACAATGTTTGATTTGGGGTTGTCTTGCGGGGTGAATGGGGGTGAGAAACCAAAGGGAGTATGGGAGGGGGATAAGTCTCCTTGCGTCCTTATACGCTGAGAGTTTTCTTTTTCTATCCTGACTTGTAGGGTATTGTATTCTCTCCTCAGGATAACTCAGGACAAGAGGGTAGCATTGTGTAGCATAGCATAGCACAGCATAGCATTGTTGGAAATTGACTAGCATAGAACAGCATAGCACAGCTGAATTTTCGGATTTTGGTTGCTGAAAGGAGACCCACCCCATCGCAGATTTTCGGTTCATCTTTCGATTGCTGACCCACTCATTACTATATATAACCTCCAAACAACACCTACACAGTATATAAAAAATTGCAACATTGGTGACTAATTGCTACCTTTGGACATATAAACCAAACAATATATAAAAATGCTCAAATATGACATTAAACAAGCCCCTCCTAACACGGTAATAGTGGAGGTAGGAAAGACGCTAGAAGACACCGTTACGTTTGGAGATATGACGCTCCACATAGACCCTGAATTTAACCCTACACACCACGCTAGAATCTTTGGACGAGTGATTGCTTTACCAGAGGGTAGAACGCTCGATGACGAGGGTTTAACGATTAACGACAAGGTTGAGGTAGGGGACATTATATACTTCCACTACTTAGTAACTAGCGATGAGACGAACTGTATCTACGGCAACTATTTTAAAGTACCTTACTATTGGATTTTTTGTAGTGTTAGGAACGGCAATATATTACCTGTTGGAGGCTGGACTTTATGCGAGCCGATGGTTAATTCGCAATATGATACCATTGAAGTTGGTGGAAAGAAAATGGAAGCATCGTTAAGTGCTTCAGGGTTGGTAACATCGGTGTTCAAAACGCCATCTGTTGACATATCAAAAGTGGCTTACATTGGCAACCAAACAGGGGAAGACTCGACACCTTTAGTCAAGAAGGGGGATGTAGTAGTTTTAGCTAAAAACTCCAACTTTGTTAACAAAATCGAAGGTAAGGATTACTACACTGTAAAACAGCGATACATCTTAGGAGTGAAATAAGGCACTTTTGGTATGCATTTGCATATGCATTTGCATTGCATTTGCTATGCGTATCAGAATGCAAGTAAAGTAAAGTAAAGTAAAGTAAAGTAAAGTAAATAAAGGGATTTTTGGAGCTTCTTTAATTTCTGCAAAAGGGAAATTTATTTCCCCTAAATGCGACTACTCTAAGCGTAAGCAATGCCGTTCAAGTGCGCCGCCCGAAAGACCTTAAAAACAATAGAACTATGGCATCATTCACTGATGAAGAATTTAACAAGATTGCTATCCCTGTTGAGAAACCCAACTTGGAAAAGAACGCAATTGTAAAGCAGATATTTGGAAGCGTATCGAAAGAAGACATTCCGCTAATCAAGTACGTTGCACTGTTGTACGATATGAAGTCACCTATGCGACTGAAGATTCCCGACATTGTTGAACGCAAGGAGGAGTGCGCTGAGATGGCTGAGCTAAAAGGTGACAACTCTCATATCTTCGATTTAAGCGACGATAAAGTGCTTGGGTATATCAATGTATATCTGAAGCACCAATCGTCGAAAATATGGGCTATTCTCGCAGCCAACGAGGAGGTTCTGTGGCAATATCAGCAAGAACTTTTGACTCCAATCGTAAATTTCAAGAATGACAAGGATAAATTGCAGGCTTTGGAGATTAAGTCGAAGCTGATGGGCGAGTGCGATGCAATCATCAAACGTATCGAAGCTTACGAGGATAAATTGTTCGGCGACAACAAGGAGAAGAAGGATAAGATTATTAATTATACGCCTGAATCAATAGCCAACTTATAACACCCACTATATGTTACGTGGTATTGAAAAATAAACTTTATGTACAGAACACACAACAAGGCTACTCAGAAAGAAATCAACGGGATAACGGTAAACATTCCGCCCGCTGGTTACGTTTACAATATTGCGACCAACGAATGGGAGAAGCGTGATATTGTTAAGCGTTCAGGTAGAAAAGAAAATCAATATTGGGAACGACCTTTACCTCCACCAGATTATGACACTAAACGAAAAAAGGAAATTGCTGCGCAAAAAACAAACGCGGAATACTTCAACACCGAGCTACAATCCTACCGAAATCAAGAGTGGGATAGGCGACTTAACGGTTACTGGTTTTACAATAATGGTGTGCCTACTTACGTTACTGGGCTACATTATTTTTACTTGGTACATTGGAAGATTGATGTAGGGTATCCTCACTTCCGTATGACGGACGTAGACTTTTTTTACTTTTTGGAATACGTAGTTCAAGACCCACGCGCTCTGGGAATGATTGAAGTAACCAAGCGTCGTCAGGGTAAGACTATGCGTGCAGGTGCATTTTTATTCGAACTCACCTCCAGAAGTAAAAATAAAAACGCTGGTATCCAATCAAAGACTTTTGAGGATGCTAAGGAGAACGTATTTGCAAAGGGAATCGTAATGCCGTTTAAGTACCTACCCGATTTCTTTGTACCGATTTATGATACTGAAAAGGGTATGACCCCCAAAGGGGAGCTTCGATTTTTTAAGACAAACAAACGCGGTAAGGATGAGGAAGTGTTCGATAAAAAGATTGAACTAGAATCAGGCATTACGTTTAAATCCGCCGATAAGTTTGCGTATGACGGTATGAAGCTTCACAGATACTTAGGCGATGAGGCTGGTAAAACAAAGGGTGTTGACGTTTACGATAGACACCAAGTCGTTCAGTTCTGTTTGTACGAAGAGGAACGCATTATTGGCAAGGCTCTTTACACAACAACCGTCGAGGAGATGGAAGATGGGGGTGAGGCTTTTGAGAAACTATGGAAAGCTTCCGACATTAGTGAGCGTGACGCCAACGGCAGAACAAAGTCTGGTTTGTACCAGTATTTTATGCCCGCTTACAAGACGTTATACTACGACAGATATGGTTTTCCAGATGAGACAAAAGGTAAGGAATACTTTATGAACGCTCGAACGGGACTCGAAAATGACCCGCGTGCATTAGCTTCATTTATCCGTAAGAATCCATTTACAATCGAGGAGGCTTTCTTTAAAGAAGGGGAATCTTGTTTGTTTGATGCGATGAAAATCAATCGACAAATGGAGACAATTTCTTGGATGGCGGATAAAGAGTTGTATATTCGCGGCGAATTTATGTGGGAGAATAGTGTGCGAGACAGTAGGGTTGTATTTAAACCTACGTCTAACGGTAAGTTCTTGGTATTGAAGGAGGTTAATCCGTCGGACGCATCACACTACAATCAGGTCAGAGAGTTTGGTACTAAGAAAGCGCCAGTGGAGGCTTTGAAGTTTTGCATAGGTTGTGACCCCTTTGACCACAATATAACTGTTTCTACTCAGCGTTCGGATGGAGCTGCTTACGTTTATAAGTCTTACGATGCAATCAGCCCGATGAGTGAGACGTTTGTAGTTGAGTATCTTAACCGCCCAGATAAAGCGGAGATATTCTACGAGGATATGATTAAGCTTTGCCATTTCTTTGGATGCACAATACTTCCTGAAGATAACAAGGTTGGATTAATCAAATACTTCGAGCATAGAGGTTACGAGAGGTTCTTGTATAAGAATGGAGCTAAATACGGGGTGTCTGCTACGGTTAAAACCCACCAACAGATAGCCGAACTAATTGAGACTTACGTAGAGGAAAACGTAAATAAATTGAAATTCAAAAATCTTTTAACCGATTGGTTGAAGTTTGATATAAATAAAACCACTAAATTTGATGCGACAATGGCAAGTGGCTACACGTTGATGTTAGCCAACAGTTCGCGATTTGCTCAAAAACAAGAAGTTAAAAAGAAGTTATACGACGTAAAGGAGATATTCCTGTAAAATTATGGCAGAGAAAGAAAGTTACATTAGCAATTTTCCATCACACACGATTGATGCGAACTTGAAGGATGACAAGTGGATTGCACAGTATTTGAAAGCAGCTTGGACTGACTTTTCATCTTACTACCCTAACCAGATGTACAATGGTCGTGATAAGTACCACGAGATTAAGTTGTATATGTATGGCAAGCAATCGATTAGCCGTTACAAGAAGTTATTGCAACCTCGTGAGGTAGCCAACGAAGACCAGTCTTGGATTAACATTAACTGGGACATTTTACCAATTATCCCTAAGTTCCGTCGTATAGCATTAGCTACTTTATTCAAAACTGATTACGATATTTCTGTTGACGCTATTGACCCAGTTGCACAGGACGATAAGAATAAATTCTACGCAGATAACGCTGCTAAGGTAATCCTGAAAGAAGAGTTTGCTAAGCAGGGGTTAGACCCAGAAGAAGTTCCCGCTCCAGATGTTAAAGCTGAATCATTAGACGAGCTTGATATGTATATGAATTATTCGTATAAGCATCGTATGGCAATTGAGATGGAGATGGCGCTTCAGTTAGTTCAGAACTTAAACAAGTTTGAGAACGAGCGATTGAAGGTTATTGAAGACTTACACGATTGGGGTATTGGTGGTTACAAGGAATACTTTGACGCACATAACAATATCAAGATTCGTCGCGTGAATCCAATGAACTTGATTATGTCTTATACGACAGACCCTAACTTCAAGGACATTCAGTACATCGGTGAGGTTGTAGAGATGACTATCTCTGACTTGAAGCAAATGGCTGGCGATAAATTCACTGAAGAGCAGTATCAAATCATTGCAGAAAAGTATTCTAACAAATACAATAACACATCTACACTACGTGACCTTAACAGTAACTACAACGGTATTTACGACGGATTCAGAATCAAGGTGTTAGACTTAGAGTTCTACTCTTACAACAGCATTATCCTTGAAGAACGAGTTAACTCAAAAGGAAATACGGTAGTAGGTCGCGCTAATAAGATTAAGAACTCACGTAAGGATAAGAAGTATTCTAAAACAGACTACAAGGTTGTTTATAAAGGCAAGTGGATTGTAGGTTCTGAGTTTTTCTTTGATTGCGGATTGGCTACGAATATGAAGAGAGCGAAGTCTTCTTTAACAGAGACTTCTTTAAGCTATCATATTTCAGCACCTAATATGTATCAGATGTCAACTTACTCATTGGGAGACCAAATGAAGAGTATTGCTGACCAGATTCAATTAGCTTGGTACAAACTACAGAACGTAATGTTACGCGCTAAGCCGCGTGGTATTATGATTGAAATTGGTTCATTAGAAGGAGTGCCTCTTGGTAAAGCAGGTCGTGCATTAAAGCCTTCAGAAATTTTAGATTTATACAATCAAACAGGTACTCTTGTTTATCGTAGATTAGATGATGAAGGACAAGCAAGCAATTACAAACCTATTGAGGAGCTTGAAAATGGTATTGGTAATGAAGCTGTACAATACTTCAATATTATTAAACAAAATATTGATTTGCTTAGGGATATACTAGGCTTCAACGAAATTACTGATGGTTCTACGCCAGACCCGCGTACATTAAACGGGGTGGCTAAATACGCAAGTGAATCGACTAACAACTCCCTTGATTTCATTAAGAGAGCTGAAAGAGATTTGCTTGAAAGATTATGTTACGATTTAACATTACGTATTCAAGATTCTGCTATTAATGGTTCTCTTACAGGATACGTTAGAGCGTTAGGTAGCGAGTCGGTTCAGTTCTTTAAGTTAGACCCGAATGTGTCTGCTTACGAATGTGGTTTAATGGTTCGCCAGAAACCAACTGAGTTTGAAAGAGAGAAATTATCTCGTCGTATTGAGCAAGCGATTCAGTCAAATCAAATCACTTTAGCAGACGCTATGATGATTGAAAACCTTGAGAATCTTAAGTATGCTGAGGTTTTACTTGGTATGAAGATTAAGAAGAATCAAGACGAAGCTCAGAAGCGTGCTATGGAGCAACAGCAAATGAACGGACAGATTCAAATGCAATCAGCTCAAGCTGCAGAACAAGCTAAGCAACAAACTCTTCAGATGGAGATGCAAGCTAAACTAGCTGTAATCGAGAAAGAAAAGATGCTTGATTTGCAAGTAGAAATGGCTAAGATGCAGCAGATGGCTCAGATTGAAGCGATGAAGATGGAGGGCAAGATTAATATGAGTAAGATTGAAGCTTCTAGCCGCGAGTACGTTGCCCAGATTAAAAAGGGCAGCGAAAAATTAGGAAAAGAAGAGAAGTAATTTATACATTTGTACCAACAACCAAACAATAAATGGAAGAGAACGTAATAAACCTAGACGAATTATTGCCTAGTGAAACACAACAAGAATCAACAGTGCGGGACATTACCCCGCCTTCAGAACAAACTCCTAGCGAAGATGTTAGTGGTGAAGATGAAGGAGATGTTGATGTTGATAACAATGAGCCTGCGAACGAGGAGGCTCAAGTAGATGAGAATATTCCAGAAGGTTCGGCAGAATCGGCACAAGAAGGAGAAGAGGCTATTACCCCAGAGGTGGGTGAACCAGAAGCTCCAGTCGCTGATACACCTGCTGAGCCATCTGAATATAAATTCAAGGACGATTTCATTAAAAAAGCGGTAGAATACTACGAGACGTATGGTACTCTACAACCGTATCTGGAAGCGACCTCAGTTGATTATGATTCTGTGTCAGACCTTGATATAATTAAGGCTAACTTTGACAAACAGAACTCTGATTTAAGTGAGCGAGCAAGAACCAGATTATTTGAAAAAGAACTTGAGAGATACAATCTTGATTCGTATGATGAAGATGACGCTGAGGTAGGTAAAGCCTTGTTGACGCGAGATGCAAACAAGCTACGTAATACCTTAAAGGAAGAGCAACAAAAGTTCGTCCAAAGCATCCAACCTTCGGCTCAAGAGCAAGTACAACAGATTACGCCTGAAGAGCAAGCTGCACAGCTGGAGCAAACTCGTAAGGCAATTGAGTCTGGAGTTAGTGGTGTTGTTAACAATGGATTGATTAAAGTTGACGCTAACGGGGAAGGGATAAACTACCAAGTTACTGATACTTCAAAAATTGTTGACTATGCTATTGATTCAAACAAATTTCTATCGACTTTCGCCAAAGACGGAAGTGTAGATTGGGATAAATGGACTAAGGTGGTTGCGTTCGCGGAGAACCCAACACAATTTATAAGTGAACTCATTAAGCACGGCAAGTCTTTAGGACGTAAGGCGATGGAGGCAGAATTAAAAAATGTCACTCCTCCTACGAACTCTAAAGAGGTTATTGAAAGCTCAGATTACTCGAATCCGTTCGACAACCCTGTAGACTTCTTAAAGGGAATGACTGTTAGAAAATAATTTATTAACAGTTTAAATTTTTATTACAATGGCTATTGGAGCAGGTAATATTGACCGTACGTTTTTATCGACGGTTTCATTTACAAACACGTTAGAACAACGTGAAATTTTAAAGGACGTATTAGACATCTATGATGAGGAAGCGTCAATGTTGGATATCTTAGATTGGACAGGTAAGGCTAAGTCTACTGCTCAAACTGAGTATTTCACAGTACAAAACAACTTCTTGTATGCTACTGCAACAGTTAAGACTCCAGGCACTTCTGCTGGTTCTGCTGGTGCTTCTGTAGACATCACTTGCGTTGGCGCAACTTCTGTTAAGCCTGTAGTTGGTGAATTGATTTTGTTTGCTAACGGTGTTGTTGGTTACGTATCTGCAATCTCTGCTGCTACTGACTTCGTTATCACTGTTAAGCCTGTTAACTCAGCTGACGCTATTCCTGCGGCTACAACTGGTTCTAAGTTATCATTCATCTCGAATGCATACGCTGAAGGTACTGGTTCTAACCAAATGCGTAAGTCTGATTTGATTAAGCGCTCTAACAAGTTGCAAATCTTCAAAACTAAGACTTCTATCACTGATATCGCTTACGGTTCTAAAATCGAAGTTGAGTTCAAAGGAAAGCCTTACTACTTCTTGAAGCAACAACACGATGCGTATTTGAAGCACCGTATGGACATCCTTTATTCAATCTTGTTCGGACGTGAGTCTGCAGGTTTGACTGATGCTTCTGGTAATGCTATCAATACAACTCGCGGTTTACGTGACACTATTGTTAACGCTGGTGGTATTTCTTCTTCAGTTGCTACAGGTGGTACTGTTGCTTTATCTGACTTGGCTGCTTTGTCTCGTTTGATGGATGCTAACCGTTGCCCTTCTGAGTACCAATTATGGGCTGGTGCTGATTTCGATAACGCTTTTGATACTAGCATCACTGCTGCTACTCAATTCGTTAACGGAGCTGTTAACTACGCTTCATACGGTGGTAAGAAAGATGTTGCTTTGGCTTTAGGTGTTCAATCTATCGCTGCTTTCGGACGTACTTTCCACAAGAAGCGTCTTAACGCATTGTCTCACCCACAAGTAACTTCAGTTGGAGGTACAACTACTTTCACTAAAGAAGCTTACTTAGTTCCTGCTGGAAAAATCAAGGTTGAGCAAGGTGGTGGTCAAGTAGACCGTATGATGGTTCGTTACTTAGAGATGCCAGAAGGCTTGAACTCTCGTTTCCGCGAGAAGATGCTTGGTGGTTTAGCTCCAGTTCCAACTAGCGATACTGATACTTTAGATATCGTTTACACTTCAATCGAAGGTTTGGAAACTGTAGGTAACGAGCATTTCGTTAAATACTCTATCTAATCAGGTTTGAGTTAAAAATTGGGGAGGAGAAATTCTCCCCTTTTTTTGTTTAATATATTTTGTCTACATTTGCGTAACCAAACAATAAAAGAAATGAAAGCATCTGAATACAATCAGTTGTCTCCAGAGATGGAGAAAAAGTTGGCTCAAAACGAAAGAGCTACTTATCGAGTTAATAATGTGCGTCCTGACCCTGATAATTACGGGAGATTCTTGATGCCATCTGCATTACAAATCCCTTCTACTGACGTTATTTACGATAAAGGCAAAAAAGACTTTGTTACTATTGCTGCTATCGAGCGTGTAGACAATGACGGGAATCCAGTGTTCTTGAACATCGTATTCTCTGCAGGTAACTTTGGGTATTTGTTTTTAGACGGAAAGAATCCTGTTCATCAGAAGATTTACCAGTTCTTGGAGCTATGTAATTTCAATGAGTCTAATCCAAATAAAAATGGAGAAGCGGAAATTCATTTTCATCGCGTAGATACTAAGAAAGAAGCTATCCAAGAACGCTCTATGCGTAAGTTAATTGTTAAGGCAATGAACTTGGCATTAGAGATGGACGACAAGAAAGCAAAAGAAGTTGCAATGGCACTTGGTATTGATGCTGAGTCAATCGAAGAGATTCGCAATGAGTTAGAAGACTACGCTGGAGAAAATCCTGCTGAGTTCTTAGAAGTTGCAGAGCGAGCTACTGTAGAGGTTGAGTCTTTATTGAAAGAAGCAATCAAAAAAGGTATCATTGTAAACAACTCGAATGCACAAGTATTTGAGTGGGCGGAAACTAATAAAGAGATTTTCAAGTACAAGAAGTCTCCTAACAAGAACTACGTCAAGGAGCTAGCCGATTACCTAGAAGAAAACAATCCAGATGAGCTAAACGCCATCAAGACCCGCTTGGGGTAAATCCGACAACAGGATAGATTGTTTGGTTTCGGTTGATTAGAAGGGGTCGCATTTTGTGACCTCTTTCTTTTTTTATAATAAAAATAGTTATCTTTGGCGAAACTTATAATTATCTTGATGCCAGCAAATTTTAGTTTTCAGTTTGATAAAATACAATAACATCGGCTGGTAACTGAAGCATACAATAATACAGTGAAGAATAAATTTTCAAATAAGTAACAGATAATGGCAGGGATACCTAATAACATAGTTTCGATATTAGCTGTTGATAATGCAGGAGCAACCACCGTAATAGATGTTGCATCTTTCATTAGCGCTACACAGTCTAATGCTGCTACATCAACTGCTTCTTTTTCCCAACCTGTTGCTCAAAGAATAACTCCCAATACAGTAAATACGGTTGTTGAAAATATTACAACATCCATTTCAATTACCGCTGACTCTAATTCTATACCAAAAGTAAACTATGCGCAAGATAATTTAATCAATTCGTTGCTGTATGAATCAAGCGATAGAATAGGTATAAATACAAAGTCGCCTAGATATTTATTGGATGTATATAACGGAAGCATAAACTTATCTCCATTATCAACTAGGGATGGATATAAAATTTATGGAATAAACATTGCTTACGTAGACAAAAGCACGGCAACTGAAGAGGCAATTATAATGGGAGACGATACACTTCTTCCAAGAGTTAATATCAATACATTACTTGTTAGGGGATTAATTCCTACCACCCCACTTGGAAAAACAAGGATTCTTGGCGTTGATGACGATGGTGTAGTAAATATCGCAATCCCAAAAGTTGATTACATAGCAGCTGACTCGCCATTTACAGATTTAGATGATTCAGTAATAGGAAATAGGAATAGCAGCAACACTTTATTCACCCTTTCTTATAACTTTGTACCTAATTCTACTCGCGTTTTTGTGAATGGCTTAAGAATGCAAATTGGAGAAGATAATGACTATATTGAAGTTACTCCTAATAAAATTGAATTTATAACACCTCCCGATAGCGGAGATATCATTATAGTCGATTACTTTAAATGAAAATAAAAAATGGCACAAACTAAGGTTAGGTCGAAGCAGCAGATTGAAGTCAATAGCGATGTTAGCTTTGCAAATTTTAAATTAACGAATCTTGCGACCCCTACTGCTGATACTGACGCAGCTACAAAAGGGTATGTAGATGCAATGAAGCAAGCATTAGATGTTAAAGATTCGTGTCGCGTAGCGACTACGGGGACAGAAACATATACCATTGTTAGTGGAGCAGTTACAGCTATTGCAGGTACAACTATTGATGGTATTTCCGTTGTAGTTAACGACAGAATTTTAGTTAAGAATGCTCCATCGGCAACAGGGGTTGGCTCGTCACCTAATACCAATCAGCCTGCAAACGGTATTTATAAGGTTTCAGCAGTATCTACTAGCATTACAGTGCAAAGAGATTCTGATGCCAACCTGTCTACTGAAGTTACTGCTGGTATGTTTACTTTTGTAGCGGAAGGTTCTACAAATTCAGATAACGGATATGTATTAACAACTAATGACGCTATTGTATTAAACACAACTGCATTATCATTTAGTCAATTTAGCGGGGCGGGTCAAATTACAGCAGGCAATGGCTTAACTAAATCAGGCAATACAATTTCTGTTCTTTCTGATTCATCTAATACCATTTCTGTTACTTCAAATGGTATAGGTTTAGCAGTAGCATCAATTGGGACTACTGTTTCATCTCAAATTAGAAAATTTGATATTGATTCTTATGGAAGAATATCGGCAGTTACTAATGCTTCATTATCAGATATTGTAACTACAATTGGTAGCACATTAACTGCTAATACGGTATTTGCTGCGCCAAATGGCAGTGCGGGTAGCGCATCATTTCGCGCTTTAGTTGCAGCTGATATACCTTCTTTAGATGCATCAAAAATAACAACTGGAGTGTTCTCTGCCACTTTAGGTGGAACAGGATTTGGCTCTTATGCAGTTGGAGATATTTTATTTGCAAGCACAACGACTGCATTGTCAAAATTATCTGATGTCGCAACAGGAAATGCTTTAATTTCTGGTGGGGTTGGCGTTGCGCCATCGTATGGCAAGATTGGCTTAACAACCCATATTTCTGGAATATTAGGTGTTGCGAACGGTGGCTCAGGCTTATCAACAACACCAACAAATGGTCAATTATTAATTGGTAATGGCACTAATTATACACTAGCGGCAATCTCAGGTGGAACAGGGATTTCGGTCACAAATGGTTCGGGGTCTATTACGATTGCAGTCAATACAACAGTAGTTGTAACTAAAGCTAACTATAAAGTAAGAGAAGTTCCCACAGGTACGCCTAATGGTGTTTTAACTACATATACATTAGCAAATACACCAACTGCTGAAACAGAAATGGTCTTTGTCAACGGTATATTAATGAACGTAGGAGCCACCAATGATTATACAATTTCTACAAATACAATCACATTTAATTCAGGTGCTATTCCTCAAACAGGGGATGTTGTTTTAGTAACTTACTTAGTATAAGAATATGCCAATTACAAATATTAGAGGTAGGCAAATTTTGGATGGCGATGTATCGAGAGCTGATTTAAACTCAACTACATCTTCAAGCGCTGTTATTCGTAAATTATTGCCAACATCGGACGCATCAATTACATTATCATCAACAGGTGCTGATGTAGGGACAGGTGACGTAACTTTAGTATCCGCTAAAGCTACGTCATCTCAACTTGGTGTGATTAGAGTTGGCTCAGGATTATCAGCAGATGTAAATGGTATTTTATCTGTAAATGGGGCATCTACAATTGTAACAAGCGCGTCCTCTCCATTATTTATTAATACTAATAATATTACAATTCAGCAGGCAACAAATTCTACTAACGGGTATTTGTCTTCAGCGGATTGGACAACTTTTAATGCTAAGCAAGCTGCCTTAAATGGCACAGGGTTTATTAAGGCAAGCGGAACTGTTATTTCGTATGATAATACATCATATACCCCCTCTTCTCGCTCAATTACAATCAACGGTGTAACATACGACTTGACAGCAAATAGAAGTTGGACAATTAGTGGTACATTGGCTGCAGGAGGTACTGCAGGGCAGATTCTTTCTAAAGTTGATGCTACTGATTATAATACTACTTGGATTGATAATTATGCAAGCCAATTAAAGCACGAGGTTAAATTAGGAGCTGCATTAGCCAAAGGTAAAGCTGTTTATGTTTCAAGTGCTAATGGTACAAATATGATTGTTTCTGCCGCATCCAATGCTTCAGAGGCAACATCTTCTAAGACTCTTGGATTGCTTGAAACAGGTGGCGTAACAAACGATATTGTAAAGGTAATTACAGAAGGATTGCTTGCTGGATTAGATACCTCTGCGGCAACAGCTGGAGACCCTGTTTGGTTAGGCACAAATGGAGACTTAATATTTGGTTTAGCAAACAAACCAGTAGCTCCCGCACATATGGTGTTTATTGGTATTGTAACTCGTGTACAATCTAATAATGGAGAGATATTTGTTAAGGTTCAGAATGGTTTTGAATTAGATGAGCTTCACAATGTATTAATTACCTCTCAAGCAAACAACGAAGGGATATTCTACGATTCAGCTTCTGGATTATGGAAAAATAAAACCATTGCAACAGTATTAGGATACACTCCAGTTAATGCCAGCCTTACCACAAACTATGTTCCAAAAGCAACAGGTGCGACAACATTAGGAAATAGTAATATTCAGGATTCAGGTTCGTTGATTACATTGGGTAGTAACTCTTATGTAAACGGTTCATTGGGTATTGGTTCAACTACTTTGACAGGATATAGTTTACGAGTTAGTAAAACAATAACAGGGGCAACTGATTCATTGGGAATTTTCCAAAATGGAGCAGTACAATCGGATGTCACAGGAACTGTTTATGGTATTAGAAATGACTTAAATACGCAAGCAGCTACATTTACATTAACCAACTATTATCATTTTTTTAGTAATCAATCATCAATTGGTGCAGGAACCACTATAACAAATCAAGTTGGATTTCTTGCTGCCTCAAATTTAACTGGAGCAACCAACAACTATGGTTTCTTTGGTAGTATCCCATTGGGCGCAAACAGATGGAATCTTTTTATGGGTGGAACTGCTAACAATTACTTAGCAGGTGCGCTAGGAATTGGCAGTACATCTTTAACAGGAACATCATTACTTGTTGGTAAAAATATTACGGGCGCAACAGCTTCGTATGGAGTAATACAATGGGGTACAGTTCAAAGTGATGTCACATCAAGTGGTTATGGTTTTTACAACCAAGTTAATACGCAAGCAGCATCTTTCAATACAAACTATTCCCATTATTTAGCGGTTCAGGGGACTATTGGAGCAGGCTCCGTAATTAATACGCAAGTTGGTTATAATGTTGCTGCTAATTTAACAAGTGCAACTAATAACTATGGTTTTAGGGGACAAATTCCAGCTGGAACAGGAGATTGGAACATCTATATGGATGGTACTGCTAGTAACTATTTAGCAGGAGATACAGGCATTGGAACCACAACACTCGGTACTTCAACTGCATTAACTATTGGAGGCACTGAGACTGCTGCATCAGCTATAGCAAGAGGGCAACTAATTAATTCTACGTTAGTCGCTTCGGCTAATAGTGATATACTTGTAGGATTGGATATTCAGCCTACTTTTACTAATGGTGCGTTTACTGGAGTTGCAAATCTTGGATTAAGAGTAAATGGAACTGTAGTTACAGGAACTATACTTCCAGTAACATCAAGCAAAGATATTGGTGCTGGAGGTACTCCTTTTTTAAATGGAGTATTTAATGGCACTTTATATGCATCAACTTTTCAAGGATATAGCGGTGGATTCAACCTTAATGTTGGAAACACAAGCTATGGTAGATTCCATACTACTACAGGTAACTTTGCCCTACAGAACGGAGGCACTTACACAGATATACCTTCTGCCCGTTTATCGGTAAACAGTACAACGCAAGGCTTCCTTCCTCCAAGAATGACAGCTGCGCAAAGAGGAGCGATAGCATCTCCAGCTGATGGATTAATTGTATTCCAAACTGACGGAACGATTGGATTATACGTTTACGCATCTGCAGCTTGGCACGCATTAACAATGTTGTAATAAGGCTTAGCCGAATATTGGTATTTAAAAATAATTATTAAAAACAAAAATAGTATCTTTACTATTATCTTAAGCTGATAATAATACACAAAAATGGGTATAGCAAATATTTCAGGTAATATAGTTTCCGATAGCGGAGTTGATTTAACTTCTAAGGCTGACTTGGTTGGAGGATTAATTCCTTCTTCACAATTGCCAAGTTATGTTGATGACGTACTGGAATATGCAAACTTAGCATCCTTTCCAGCAACGGGAGAAACAGGTAAGATTTATGTTGATTTAGCTACAAATAAAATTTATCGCTGGTCAGGAAGTGTATATGTAGAAGTTTCGGCTCAGGTTGGCACTACTTGGGGTGGCATTACTGGCACTCTGTCTAACCAGACAGACCTTCAGAATGCACTAAACGCTAAACAGGCTACATTATCAGGTACTGGTTTTGTAAAGTCTACGGCTGGCGTTATTTCTTATGACACTAATACGTATCTAACTACCTCTACCGTTCTTAATACGGTACTAACACCTTATGCAGTAGGAGCTAACACAGCTGTTACTGCTTCAGATACTATTGAGACAGCTATTGAGAAGTTGCAGGGTCAGGTAAATGCAAGGCTTTCAGCTGAGTCAGACACCCTTGCTACTGTTACGGGTAGGGGAGCTACTACAGCTACTGCTATAAGCTTAACAAATACTACAGCTACGACTAGTGCAACAACAGGAGCTTTAGTCGTATCTGGTGGTATAGGCGTGGCAGGTAGTGTGTTTATTGGGACAAACCTGACTACAGGTCGCCTTACTATGGGTCAAGGCATTACTAACCAAGATATTTACCTGACTATTACAAGTCCTGGAGTTGGATTTGCTAACGGCTTTATTTTTACAAGAGGTTCGGATGGTGCTGGCATTAAAGTCATAGAAACAGCGTCTGACGCTACTATGTATGAGATTTATATGTCTGACAATCCAGATGGGGGTGATATGCTGCAATTCCGTTTTACTGATTGGCAGTCCCCTAATGGATTAGTTGTGCCTATTCAAACTTCAGGTAAAACAAACAGATACGTAGCTAGTACGCATACTTTTTTAGGGGGCATAACTCAAAATACAGCAGGGTTTTTTACTACCTCAAATTTTGGTGGCACAAATGGGTCTGACAATCAGCTACAGATTAATAATGTTTCTAAATTACGTACTGTAGGCTCAACTGTTAATATAACAGCTTTAAATACCAGTGGTTACAATACATCTGACGGAAACGTGTTCTGGATTAAACTAGACACAACAACGACATTTGCTTGGGGATATGGGTCTCCTTCAGGAACTGCTGTAGCAACTGGAATTGCTTTAAGTACCTCTTCTACCACTTTATCTAATGGTATTCAGGTTACTTTTAGTGCAACTACTGGTGCAATTGGGGATACATTTGTAGCAAGGGTTTATAAGACTGCTAGTAATATATTTAGTAATATTACGGCAACTTCTTTTGTAAAATCAGGAGGTACATCTTCTCAGTTTTTAAAAGCTGATGGTACTGTTGATTCAACAGCTTATACAGCCAACTTGGGTACAGTTACTTCAGTAGCTGCTATAACTTTAGGAACTACAGGCACTGACCTGTCTTCTTCTGTAGCTACTGGCACAACTACTCCTGTAATCACATTAAACGTACCAACTGCGTCAGCTACAAATAGAGGTGCATTAAGTTCTGCGGATTGGAATTATTTTAGTGCAAAGCAGCAGGCTTTAAATGGGACAGGGTTTATTAAAGCTTCAGGAAGTTCAATAACTTACGATAATACTATATACACTCCAGTAAGCAGGACACTGACAATTAACGGTACTGCTTATGATTTGTCGGCAGATAGAAGCTGGACAATTTCAACTGGCTCAGGAATGCGTAATATTTCTTCGTTTGTTGCAACTGCTGCCCAAACGACATTTACTATTTCAGGCGGATATACAGCTGGATTGGTTGATGTTTACGTTAACGGAGCAAGGCTAAGTAACGCAGACTTTACAGCAACTAACGGCACTACGGTTGTATTGTCAACTGGATTAGTTGCTAATGACGTTGTTGATATTATTAATTATGTAGCAGGATTAACAAGTGGAATAACAGGAGCTGGCACAACAAATACAATTTCTAAATTTACGGGTACATCTACACTAGGCAATTCATTGATTTTTGATAATGGAACTAATGTTGGTATTGGCAATGCTTCACCAAGTGCAAAACTTCATATTACAGGAACAGTTTTAGCTTCAAGTACAATAACAGGTAGTTCATTAATAAAATCGGGTGGAACTTCTGCTCAAATATTAATGGCTGATGGCTCTGTAATTACAGCAGGAACTAATATCACGATTAGTGGTGGTGTTATTTCATCAAGTGGTGGAGGAAGTTTATCAGGAAGCGGAACAACAAATTATATTCCAAAATGGAGTGGCACAACTGCATTAGGTAATTCTCAGATTTTTAATAATGCCACATCGGTTGCAATGTTTAATACTGCAAACGGCACAGGTTACGCATTAGAATTTAATAATAATGCTTCTCAACCAAGAATTGATATAGTCGATAATGGCACTTATACTGCTCAATTAAAGTCAACTTCAAACGAAGTTCACTTATCTAATAGTTCTGCTAATGCTATTGTTTTTAATACTGCTGGCGAAAAAATTAGAATACTACCAACTGGTACTATTAAAGTAAGTGGCGATATAAGAACTAAAATGGTTCACTTTAACGCTAATAGCGAAAATCGAGGGCAACGTGTTTATTCTAGGACACTAGATATTTCAGCATATAATACTGCTTCTTTATTTAGATTTTCCGTTACAAGTGGAAATGCTGTTCAATTTCACTATGAAATAACCTTACACCTGTCTAGATTGAGCGGCAACTTATCAGAAACCCGTATGATGAAGTATCAGTCTAGTATTGCTTACAATACATCAGGGACTCCAGATGAAAGATATTGGGATTTAGTTACTGCTGCTGGTAATGGTATTGGAAACTTTGCTCGTTCTAATCAAACGGGATACTTTGACTTACAATCAGGCGCTTTTGATACAGCAAACAGAGCCACATTGGTTGTAAATATAACTTGTAGTAACTGGGATGCTGTAACAGTAACTTTTCCTTAATAATATATGAAGACTATTTTTTCTTACAAAATACTTAGTAATAATGTTGCTCCATCTGAAGGCGATATGGATTTAGTAATTAAGTCTGTATTTATGAATATTATAGCTAAATCAGAGAATGGATTTACTAGGGAGTATGGATGTCAGTATGACTTACCATCTCCTAGCCCAGCCTCATATACTCCATTTAAAGAGGTAACAGAACCTATTATGGTCGATTGGGTGAAAGAAATGTATTCTGATATAGTCGATGAAATTGAAAATCAATTGACTAACGAAATTGCCATTGATGTTGCAAATAATATAATTGTAAACTACCCATTACCATTTTAAGAAATGTCAAAAAATACGGATTTATCGGAATTAATAAACTATGTCAAAGGCATTCCTTCGGGCAGGTTATCTTTTCCATTTTACACATCTACTGCCTCATTCACTGGTACAGTAGCTGGTTATCTTGGATTTGACTCAAGTGGTAATATTCTTACTACCACTTCTCCTGCAACGCAATGGACAACAAGTGGTGCTAATATCTACTACAATACGGGTAATGTTGGAATCAATAATGCTTCTCCAGCTTACAAGCTTGACGTTGTTGGCGATATTAATATTACTGGCGCTTTCCGTATCAATGGAACTTCTATTGGAACTGGCGGTGGCGGTGGTGTATCGGGTAGTGGTACAACTAACTACTTAACTAAGTGGAGTGGTGCAACATCTCTAACAAATAGTTTGATTTTCGATGACGGGTCAAATGTATCAGTTGGCTCCTCTAGTCCATTATATAAATTTACAGTACAGCCATTTACAAATATTAACTTTGGAATTGGTCGAACTACACTATTTTCTGCAGATGATACTATTTTTATCAATGCAGTTAATAATAGCTACATCTCCATACCCTTAGCTATCAACTCAAGTTTCATAGGGTTTTATATTGGATTCAGTGAAGCATTAAGAATTGATGCATCTAAGAATGTAATTATAGGGACTACAGGCTCAATAAGCGGCGGCGGGCTACTTCAAGTAAATGGCGATGTAAATATTAGTGGTCAATTTAAAATTAATGGAGTCCCTTTTAGTGGCGGAGGAGGCGGAGGAGGCGGAGACGTTTATGCTGGTACAAAAACTACAAATTATGTTACCAAATGGACAGGCGGTAATTTTATCGGAAACTCTAATATATTTGATAATGGTTCAATAGTAGGTATTGGTACAACTGGCATCACAGGAGGTGGAGCGCTACAAGTTTCAGGAGATGTAAATATTACAGGAACATTTAAAGTTAACGGAACTGCAATTGGAACAGGTGGTGGCGGTGTATCAGGAGCTGGTACAACAAATAGGCTTTCAATGTGGTCTAGCTCAACTTCATTAACCGATTCAGGTATTTACCACACAACTTATAGTGGCAATAATGCCATTGGGTTTCAGCCAAGTGGGGCTTCAGGTGAGGTTTTGCGAGTAGAGAATAACGGAAGAGTTTATATCGGAGCAAGCACATCAGCAAATGCTTCATTAGCAATAAATATGCACGTAAACGGAAACTCTAATTTAGTCACCCAATTAGGTAGTACAACTTTTTATGCTTTTGCCAGATTTATGCAAAATGAAACGAACTACAAGGGAATTGGATTTGGATATGATAATACATCGCAAGCTGGATTTATTTACGGAACAGCCCCAAATTTATCCCTAAATTCGTCTATTAAATTTGTAGTGGCTAGGTCTTCAACAAGCACTTGGTTTGAGGCTTTAGCAATTAAGCACAATACTATTAATATTTCCGCATTGCCAACATCCTCTGCGGGATTAATTGCAGGAGATTTATATCGAGATGCAAGCAACTATGTTCGTGTTGTATAAATTTAATATATTATATTTGTAGGTAATTAATCAAACAAAACAAGAAATGAAAAAATTTATCAAGATTACAACAAGAAAAGATGACGCTATTTTAAGAAGCTGGGTTGATATTGAAGAAATTGATTATATAACTCAAAATTCAATTACTGAAGAAGGCGCCAATGAAGGCTTCTGTGTGTTTACGGATGGCAGAAACGCTAAACTAATTGCGTTCAACGAAACTATTGAATCATTAAATAATTAAACCAAACGATAAAATGCAAAAAATTACATTACCACTTATTGAGGTTTACAGCTTAGAAGCTGAGCTTAACGGGGCTATTGACCCAAGAACAGGCGAAAAGATTACAGAAGGCTTTTTAAAAGAGAAGCTTAATCTAGGCACTAAGTATCGCTTATCTGGATTGTCTGAAAAATTGGCTGCCGAAAAGAAGAAGATTGATAGCTGCCGCGAAGAATTGGTGAGAAAACTCGGCACAGAAAAAGATGGCTCAATCTTTATTGAACAATATTCAGACATTGAGACTAAAGAGGTTAGCAAGGTTTGGATTCAATTCCAAGAAGAGTTTGGCGCATTTCTAAACGAGGAAGTTGAATTGGAGTATTCTCCTATCCCTGTATCTGAATTAGACAAAATTGATTCAGAGTCAAACTACACGCTAATTTTTAAATTAGTTAAATCTGAGGAGTAATGAGCGATAGCAAATTAATATTGCTAGGTGTTGTTATAGGGGCGATAGAGTTATGCTTTGTCGCCCTTTTAACATACTTTATTTGGCAGAAGCGGAAAGATTTAGATATTACGTATAAGAAGATTTTGCGATAAATTAATTATCGGTTATCTTTACTACGTAATATTTAATCAATGCACGAACATCACTACAGCGACGGTATAGCAAACATCACAATTGCCATCTTAGGAGCGGTTATTTCAATTGCTAACATTCAAGCTATGGTTAGCATAGTTGCTGGAACAGTGGCTATTATATCAGGTATATCAGCAGCAAGATATTACATCCTACAGGGAAATGAAATCATCAAAAAAAGAAAGAAGTCTTAAGGATTTTATCTCCTACAATAACGAGTATTCCCACACCCGCCTCATCTCTCTAGTAGGCTCATTAATCGTCTTTATTATGTTTATCCTGAATCCGTTAAATGACGGTCTTCAGAATATTGTATTAGGTATACTAGCTGCATCACTAACAAACGCAACAATAAGCAAATTCTCAAACGAAGCTAAACAACAAGAATATGGTAACGAGTCAACAAGCCCTGAAGAAATATGGGACACCGAGTCAGAGCAATCCGAATCTAATCCTATGGGACGTTCCAGCAGAACTAGAAATCGGAGTAATTCCTAAGCGAATCTATTGCAACAAGGATATGGTAGCACCATTGACTGCAGCGTTTAAAGCTCTTATCGCTACAGGATGTGTTACTGAGTTAAAGACTTGGGACGGATGCTTTAATATTAGAAAGAAGAGGGGCTTAGCTTCAATGAGCTTACACTCTTGGGCTATTGCAATCGATGTGAATGCTTTTGAGAACGGATTAAGTCAGACACCAAAGCTATCTAAATTATTTGTCTCTTGCTTTACAAACAACGGTTTTGATTGGGGTGGAACTTGGACACGTAAGGACGGTATGCATTTTCAACTAGCAAAGATATGAGACACTTAATATTCATTGCGTTACTAATTGTAACGGTTTCCTGCGCGAGAACAGCTAGTACGTACACTAATAAAGAATCTGTACGTATTGACACATTCTATCGATACAGAGAGGTAGTAAGAACTATTCCTCAGAAAGACTCTATTGTTATATTCAACCCGTGCGACAGCACAGGAATCATTAATTCGTTTTACGCTCAAATATCTATCCCTAATGGCAAAGTTGAAATACAAAGCAAGAACAATAACATTGTCGCATCTGTTATGGCGGCTGCAACTACGTCGTCTACTATTGATTCCACTAAAATCAAAGAAACTAGCAGAAGCACTTCTGTTGTGGAAAAGGTCGTTGTAAAGGATGTTATACCTTCTTGGATAATTATTGCTCTATTTGTTGAAACTTTAATCATTTTGCTTTACCTTTATTTTAAGTTTATATTCCCTCGATAATGGCAAAAGCAATAGCAACAGCAACTTTCAAGCCGAAGGCTAAAAAGAATAACAAAGGAGTTCACGCTAAGACGAAATCATCGTCTTCGAAGACTTCTAAAAACTATAAGAAACCATATAACCGACAAGGACGATGATATATAATGACTTACAGAATCATCCTTCAATAGAGGAAATCCCTCTTGCTATTGAAGATAAGATGCAATTGTTAATCGATGTCCTAGAGGCAATCAAAGACTCTTCAGCTCCTACGTTCGAGCTTCAGTTAAAAATTATCGATAAGATTGATACATTAGTAGACGAATTATAGTGTTTGTTTGATTAGTTTGTGTATAGAACCCTTAATCAGAAATGGTTAGGGGTTTCTTTTTGTAGATAATTCTTAATTATTTTTTCTATCTTTGATGCAAAATAAATCATTCATAGGATGGCTATATTAATAAAGGATGCGCACGATTTTATTCGAATGCAAATCAAAAAGAATAAGATGGGCTTTATCTCTCCAGAGGATATAGACCGCGCAATTAATCGTGGCGTATCTGATTGGATGAGTGCCGTTGTATATAAGTACAAGAAGACAGGAAAGTATTCTTACGACCATTTATTTGTTAAGCGTAAGGCTTATGCAGTAACTAGCTCAAACGCTGGTACAATGGATATGCCATCTGATTACACAGAAGCGCTAACAGTTTACGTAAAAAATAATGGAGTTGATGTTGAAGGCACTGTGTACTCTTGGGATGAGTTTTTAGAGATACAAAATAGTAGCATTTTATCTCCAACGCTAGATTATCCTGCAGCAACAATTTATGTGGCTGAGTCAGGAACTCCTAAGATTCAATTAAAGCCTAGTCCTGCTTCATCTGGAATAACATACGACTTTACGTTAGTCTATATGAGAAAGCCTGCGACAGCTGTATATAAATACACTGTATCAAGCACTACTGGAGCGATTGCTTATAACCCAACAGGGTCAGTAGACATTGATGTCGATGACAGATACTTCTCAGATATCTTAACTCGCGCATTGATGTACTTAGGTATTAGCTTAGGAGATGCAAACACAGCAGCTACAGAACAAATGAAGGATAATAATCAAAAAGTTGACGAGCGATAATGACAACTAAGAATATATTAGCCGAGCAGATACAAAGATTGTACGCTCGTTTTATTGACAAAGACAACGTGTCTGACGTAATTGATTTGCGTGAGGTTAAATTGCTCTTGAATCAGTCAATTAATAAAGTATTAAAACTTCAAGTAGCTGAAAGTTTTAAGGCTGGACAAGTTGATGTCCCTAAGTGTAGCCTTATTGAATATACTTGCGCTGTGACAGCGGATTCGGTAAATAGTCGCTCATACATCACGTTGCCAGCAATTCCATTAACCCTTCCATTGGATATGGGTATATGGTCTATTGCCGCTTCGTCAGCTGCGATGACACCATACATCCCTTTGCCAGCGCAAGATGTTATTGTGTTTCAGGGTACTAATGTGTCAGCTCTTGAGCAACAGGTTGGGTACTACATTCAAGGTAAAAAAGTTTACTTCACAAAGGATATTACTTTGTCAGAAAATGGCTCAATTACATCTGTCATTGTGAACTTGCTTGTATCTGACTTTAGTCAAATTGGCGACACAGATTTGTTGCCTATTTCTCCAGAGGTAGAAGCTACGGTAATCGAGGATGTTTTAAATACAATTAGTGCAGGTCGTGTAGGTCAAATTGAATTACAGACTAAACAAAGTCAACAGCAATAATGAAAACTAAATCATTAAATACAATAGTAAGGGAGGCTCTGTTAGACAGTAACCTTCCTTTGCATTATTACTCAAGATACTTACATCACGGGCTAAGAATCGTAGATGAGTTATCGATGGATTTTGATATGGGTAATATCAAGATGATTGAGCTTGACGTAACGGATTATCAGCGTGCTATTTTGCCGTCTGACTTTGTTGACTTTATCGATGTATCAGCTAAGCACGGTGAGCGGTTATTACCAATGGAACGCGAGCGTACATTGAATAAGAACTACAACTACGATGAGGAGGGGAATAAGATTCCTTTCATCTCAGGGCTTAGCGTTAACTACGATGCGGAGATAAACTACAACCTAATCTCAGGTAGTAACAATATGAATACTCGTGGCGAGCTTGTTGGTCGCTACTATGGTCGTAAGCGTGCGCCAAAGTTGACGTTTGATATTGACACTAAAAACAGCGAGATTGTATTTAGTAATGGAATGGTATTGACTAAGGTTACTTTAACTTATATCACTTCACAAGTATCTCGCTCGTCAGCAAACTTAGTTACACCATACGCTACAGATGTTGTTGTTAACTACATCAATATGATGGCAGCTAAAGCGGAGAACTCAACATTAGGAAAGTATCAGTTGTTAAAGCAAGACTTTGAGAACGCGCGTAGAAAGTTTAGAGCAAGAATGAATGCTATGGATTACGCGGAGATTATCGGTTCAATCAGAAATGGTATTTACGGTAGTCTTAAGAACTAACATTTAACAACGCTCATTTTAACATTTAACAAATGGCAAAGGTAACTCTCAGAGCATCAGGAGGTTTGAATACAGATACAGACCCAAACAATTTACCAGAAGGCGATTATGTTGCAGCAAACAATATAATTATCGGAGCTGGTAAAGAAGGTGGCGCTCAGGCAGTCAAGATGCTTGAGTCTATTAAGACGACAGGTATCAGTTTTACGGGAGATATTAAAGCTACGTTTTTAAATAGCGATGGCTCGATATACGTTTTAATGAGAGCTGCTTCAAGCGGCACTACAGCAAGCATTTATAAGATTCCTTCAAGTCTAGCTTCTAAAGAACTAGTTGTTACTTATACTCACGGAATTACAACTGATTTTGTTCCTGACTTAAAAGTAGTCGGTACATCTATTGTCTGGAATTACGCTGAACAAGGAACTCTTCTTTCATTCTCTTTATCAAGAACATTTAGTTCTACTCCAGTTGCGTTAACAGATTTGAAGCTTCAAAAGAAGACTCCGAATAACGTATATACTATTACAAAGACGATTGGCACAGGTAATGCTTATTTAGAAGATAACGACTTTCAGTTTGCTTCGAGATTCCAATATGATACAGGAGAGTATTCTGTATTAGGAGCTTACTCTCAGATGTACAAAGCAGAAAAGGGTACAGCTAATTATACATTCGCTTACAGCTTCTCTTCTGTTCCTGTGTACGTTTCTACAATGGAAACTTACGTTCGCGTAGGTAACAATGGAACGTGGCGCAGAATTGATACTAGAGCTAAATCAGACACAACTAGCTTAGTTTGGATTGGTCAAGTTTACGAGTCATTAGATTCAATAACAACTGGTAAGCCATTTGATGCTGTACCTGTTAACGCTAAGCATATTGAGATTGCTAAGAATAGAATCTTTGTAGCTAACTTGAAAGACGACTACGACGTAGAATCTGGAACAAACTTGGACTTCACTTTGAGTGAGGCTGCAGGCAACGGATATACATTGGATTCAGGCACTTACAATAGTTACTTAGGGAATAACAAGACTTCTACAAGTTCTGAAACAGGAACTTACTACAAGCCATTTGCTAACAACTCTACTTACGCTGTTGGTCTCGCTTACTACGATGAGGGAATGAAGACTCGTGGTGTAGAGAAATACATTCGTTTTAAGACAGGAAAGTTTACTTTCCCTATCCTACCCACAATTAATGTTAATTTAGGTTCTACGTGGGCTAAGCCTAGCTGGGCAAAGTATGCACAACTAGTATATACTAAGAACATCTCTAAGGCTTTTGTTTACGAAGGATATGCAAGTAATATCTTTTTTATCCTAACAAAGACAGAAACAAATATTGTAACGAAAGAAGTTACGACGTTTAACGTAGCTAGTCAATCGATTACTAAAGACCAATTGAAAGACGTTAAATACTTTGGCGTAGATTTAATGGGTATGTTTAGGTCTAACTCTGTTTACACATTTCAAGAAGGGGATAAGATTGCTATCAACACTCCTAATGGAATCTTAGACTTAGATATCAAAGCTCAGGATGCCAATATTATCTATTGCGCATACACGGGAATTGAAATGACTAATCCTGAGTTACCAGTCACTGCTGACTTGTACTTTGAGATACATACTCCTAAGCAAGAGCTAGAGTCTGACAATCTCTTATTCTACGAATACGGGAACTTAATTGATATGGCTGCAGCTGGTTGGGCTTCAGGTGGTACAGTTGCTATCTCAGGTGCTGGTACAACCAATAGCAATAAGCTGATTGGAGATATGGTATTCAGTAAGATTGAGATGCCAACTTACTCTACTGCACCTTTTCTTTACAATACTCAGAAGACAGTTCCTGCTGACATCACAGAGGATGTAGTTACCATTGTAAACGGGATTACATCTCAAACAATAACTAATTCATTGACAAATAGCGGGAAGGCTACTACTAAATATAATCCAATTTTAACAATTCCATCTGGAACAAATGGAGATGGAGCGACATTAACAGCAACTGCTGACGCGTTTAAGGTTTCAGGGTTCTATGATATTGGTAATCAAGACCCTAGTGTGAATAAGATGACTATTCAGTTTAATCTTGTTTCTACCAATAACCTATTGTTATCTGGTACGTATGGAGATATGAATTGGAAGTTAAATGCTCAGGTTTATAGAACTCCTTACAATAACAAGGATAATAAGTACGAAGCAACCGAAGCATTTGGGTCTGTATTCCCAGTTGACGAAAAGGCATTTTCAACAGCAACGGGTTCTCCTGTTGTGATACCTATTACCACTACAAAAGAAATAAATTTAAGTTCTGATTTAAAGAAGGATATTGGCGCCAACGATAAGTTTTCGGTGGAATTGACTTTAGACCTTTATGCAAATGATGCAGTATCAGTTGCTTCAGTAGTTATTGCTAAGCAAAGTTCATCTACTTATGGAATGGTTATAACTTTAAATGGTGATAGAACTGCTCCAAAAATTATTACTACTTACAATAGTAACGCAGAGGTTTCTGCAACCAAGTCTAAGTTCTTATTAAGAAGCATCTCGAATGCAGTTTCAGATAAGATTTGGAATACTTCAGCGGGCAAGCCTTTGTTTGAAGTGAAGCCAGATGTATCCGCTAGGAGAACAAATGCTATCAGATATTCAGGTAACTATGTTGCAGGAACTAAGGTTAACAATATCAATTCATTCTTTGCGTTAGACAGCAACGATGTAGCGATTGAGAATGGAGAAATCACTTCATTGCAACGTGCATCTCGCCTACAGGGTAATGGTTCGATGATGATTGTTATTTGCGAAAAAGAATCTGCATATATTATGCTTGGAGAGCAAGAGCTTTCTCAAGGTAATAACTCTAGCCTTCGTGCGTTGACATCCAATATGATTGGTACTATCAGAAACTTCGGTAACAATCTAGGTATGCTTACAAAGCAATCTGTGATGAATTACAAGGGTATTATCTGGTGGTGGGATGATTTCAATAAGAAGGTTATTAAGTACACTCCTGAAGGGCTAGTACCTGTTAGCGACATTGCAATGCGTTCATTCTTTAGAAAGCAATCTGGAGCTGCAGTATTCGCTTATGACCCATTCTACAATATGGCATTCGTAGCGATAGGAAGCTCAACGCAGTCTATGGGATTCTCAGACAACGATGGACGATGGATTTCAGCATACGACTTCGTTCCAAACTTTGCAGAATCGTTTGGAGATAGAATGATTCTATTTAAGTCTAATGTAGTGTACCGTTCTTTAGAGGATAATAATAAGACCGACTACAATAGCTTCTTAGGAGCGGCGGGAACTAACTCTAACATATCTTTTATGTTGAACAGTAGAATCCCTGTCAATCCGTTGAACGTGGCTGTGTGGCACAATATGAATGTTATTGATTGGGCTAAGGCAGCTGACATTAATGGAGAGAAAAACTTCGTGAAGGATAACTTATTGCAGATTGATATCTCAAATGAGAATGGTCAGTCTACTTTAATTCGCGAAGGCAACTTCCTAGTAGAAGATAATAGACTCTATGCGCACGTTATGCGCGACGTAAATACACCTAACTTTGATAACCCGCTAATTCAGGGGGACTATATTGTTGGGTATCTTAATAAATTTATTGTAACTTTAAAGGACAAAACCCAAAGTATGAGAATTAACTCGATTGATGTTGAGGTGGCGTCTGTATCAGGACATTCTTAAAATAAAATAAAATGGCAGGATTAGACCCTATATCAATGGGATTGACAGCAGCTGGTGGCATACTCAATGTTATTGGAGCTGTCGGTCAAAGAAACGAAGCTAAAAAACAGCTTGAGGCTCAAAAAATGTTTGGCAATACTCAGCGCGCAGCTTTGAAAGAAGGCTACGCTGATTTAATTTCTAAAGCTAAAGGTCTTCCAACCTATCAAGCAGACATTACTAAGTACGCTCAAGCTCAACAAGAAGCTGAGAATCAGAAGTTAATGGCTAGTGGTGGTGGACGAGTTGCTGGACAAGCTATTGCTGAAGAACAAGCTAGGCAAACAACAGCTAACACCCTTGCAGCGGCTCAGCGTGGCGCACAGTCAGGTTCAGACCTTTTAACTGCAGCTTTGATGGGTCAACAACAAGAAGGCTCTCAGATGCAAAATATCGCATCGCAATCGATGCAACAGCGTCAGCAGATGCAACAGAATGCTCAGCAGAATTACTTACAACAAATGGGTATGACTGCAGCAGCTCAAGCGCAACAAGCTGGCTTACAATTTCAATCGGAATCTCAAAGAGCAAATCAAGTATTAGGATTAGGTCAAGAACAACTTGGTCAATCAATGAATCTTGAGCAGAACTTATTCCAATCAGAGCAAGCTAAGGCAGCAGCTGTAGCGCAAGCTAACGCAGCTATTTGGTCTGGTGTTGGTGGTATCGCTTCGGGTATTGGAAGTAATATGATGCAGTTTCAATCCAATAAGAATCAAATGGATATGTTACGTGATATTTACGGAGTAGGTAAATCTAATACAACAGCTGCCGCAAATTCTTTAAAAGGAAATATACTTTCAGGATGGACTGGGCAAGGGTTATCTTTAGCGAATAATCTTAATCAAGGGTTTCAGTTAGGGACACCTAAAATGACAGCACAGCAATCATTTGATTTGACAAATAAATTCAATCCTATTAATAACGAGTGGAACTCTTTTGATATTAAAGATTAAATAATGGCAGACTACATTTATAATCCAGCCGAAAGTATCAAGCAAGGCTTTCAACAAACGCAAGCTGGAATTGGTAACATTTTTGCACAAATTATTCAGCAACAGCAGCGTGATTACACGATGGCTGAATCTGCATTTCAGAACATTGAGGCTTTAAAGAAAGACGTTAATATCTTTGGACAAAAGAATATTGCATCTAAATCAAACGAGCTTTTGAAGCAGGCTGGCTCAGCTATCCTAAAAGATGGCAAACTAGACTATTCTAAGCTAGGTGAGATTCGTCAAGGCATCTCTGAAATTAAAGACTTGAAGGCTGGATACGATGTAGGTGCTAAGGAATACGAGCGTATGCTTCAGTTAGGTATTGCTAATAAGGACAACCTAGTTAGCTTCGAGAAGTTCTACAAGGACTTGTCAGCTAAAATGAGCGATGAGAATCTTATTAAGAATCCTCAAGACTTGCAACGTGCAATGGCTGATACATATTCAAACAACTTGGACGACAACAAGATGTTTATCAAGTCTTTCTCTTCGGCTAATCCAATGGAAAAGACGGTTAAGGATATTGTAGACCCTAAGACTGGAGCTTTAATGCGTGTTGAAGGTATGATTCCTAAAGGATGGTCTGTTGGCGCAGATGGCAAGGTTGTTCCTAAGCCACCTATTACAACTGTTGTTAACGGACAAACCGTTACAATGGACTATGCTGACCAAGAGTTAGCTAGACTACAGGCTGCAGACCCAGATTTACTTGCAACACTTAGAAAGAAGTCAGGTGTTGCTGGAACAAATATGAGCGATAAGGATATCGTTAAGTTCTATATTGACAATAAGGTGGTTGCTCCAGTTAGTGCGACTCAGGTTAAATCTGCTAGCGCAATCGAAGCTGAAGGTCTTCAAGTTAATAAGCTTAAGTTTGATGTAGAAAATCAAGGACGCGTTCTTAACTCTCAACTTGCAACTCAAGAAGCTTCAAGAGCGTCTTCTGCTGCTTCAGCTAATTACTATAATAAGCAAGCTGATATGATAGGAGGAGGAGCATCAGGTTCTCCTGTGGCGATGTACTCTAGAGAGCTATATGACCCTACGAGCAAGCAGAATGTAAAATATAGCGCATTCCCATTAAACGAGGAAACTCCTGCGGCAATAAAGTTAGCTAACGGAAAGCAAGTTAGAGGTATCGTATCTGATATTGCAATAGGAGAGAATGGTCAAATATATGCTAAAGTAGGAGCTGGTGGAACTAATAAAAGAATAGTATCTAAGAAAGACAATGTTACTGACTATCAGTTCCACATAGTTGCTCCAGATGCAGTTCCAGCATTCATTCGTGATATGAAGATTGCTGCAGGCAAGTCTGGTGATAAGAATATTAAGAAAGAGGCTTTAGATAACATTAGAAGAATAGAGCTTGCTCATTCTCAGTATAAGCCAACAGGCAATACTGGAGCAGGCACTGCAAAGCCTAAAACTGCAAAGACAAATCCGTATTCAAACTTAAGCGATGACGAAATTAAAGCTATGCAGCCATCTTCGGGAGTTCAGGCAAATATGACACCAGAAGTGTATATTCAATTCATTAGAAGTTTGTAATAAAATATATCAAATTAACCATACTTTATATATAACAAAATGGGTAAACAATCAATTCAGCCACCTTCGGATGACTTAGCAGCACAATTCTTGAAGCAACAGCAATCTGCAATTCAGCCGCCTTCGGATGATTTGGCATCAAAATTTTTAGCCTCTCAAAAAAAAAATCCAAACCTAAGCCAAAACAATATGGCATCGTCTGGGGAGACAAGTTCTACGGATTCTGGCGAGGAGACCGCTGGATGGTTAAGTGGGGCGTACTCTTGGGCAAAAGGATTAGTTAAGCAAGTTCCATCTTTTGCGGCAAATCGTATTGGCGGTTTACTTGAATTGGCTGCTCCAGCGGCTCAATCTGAGTTAGCTGCAGGATATACTGCTATGTCTGTTGCTGATGAGCTATCAGGAAAAAGAAAGGAGTTCACTCCTGAAGAGAAAAAGTTCTTATCTGCTACTAGCGGAGAAATGGTCGAAGGAACTTATCAGGAAGTAAGCAAGATAAAATCAAAGTTACTTCCAGAGGCTTCCAAAGGCTCTTCAGATATTTTTAAATTAGTTGGTCAAGGTCGTGTTACAAACAACGATATGGAGGCAATAGGTGCAACTATGGCTGACACTTTCTTGCAACAAGCGACTGGAGCAATTCCTGTAGTTGGTCAATTGCTTAATTTTGCAGGTAACTTTGAAAGTAGATATGACGAGGCAAGAAAAAGCGGTATTTCCCCAGACAAAGCGTTAGGAGAATCATTAGTTCTTGCTGGGGTAGAAACAGAGGTAGAGCGTAGGCTTGGTGTTGATAAAATGATTGCAGCTGGGTTTGGCAAAAAAATGTCAAGAGAAGCTATCGAAGAAATCGGTAAAAAAGTTTTAACTCGTGAGGCTTTCGAAGAAACTGTAGCCAAAACAGCTAAAGCGTTGTCTTGGGAAAATTTAAAAGAAGGATTTATTAAAGGTGCTTTACCTGAATTTTTAGAAGAGGCAGGTCAGTCTTATATTGACGTAGGAGAAAAAAAGCTTTTTGATTTATACGAAAGAAAGAAAAAAGAAGATGACCCTAATGCTAAGTTAGAATTATATGACCCTAAAGATGAAGAAGGGTTGTTTTCTACTAAAACATTATCAGGTGCATTAAATGCTGGTTTTTGGGGAGGATTAACAGGTCAAATGGGCGGTATGTTTGTTAACTCTCGTTCATTTAATCCGTCGATTTACTCTACGCTCCAAAACGCTTATGACTCTCAAGGTAAAGAAGGTTTAGGTTCGGCAATTGAAGATATTAAGAAGGGTTTGACAAAAGCAAGCGAAAGCGACAAATTAAGTGTTGACTCGTACAATAACGCTCTTAAGAACGTAGATAAGATTGCTAATAACATTTCTAAGTTTGACCAAAAGTCGGATATAGACAACTATGCTAGATATTCGTTATTTAACATAGACGAAAACATAGTACCAGCAATGTCAAATGACGTAGCAAAGGATATGGCTAAATTAGCTACTCCTATTGAAATGCCAACGCCAGAACAAATAGATAATGATATAGAAAACGGAAGCGTAACTACTGTATCTTACGACCAATTGACAGATGTTCCTGACGCATATAGAAGCTTTGCTGATGTAGGACAAGACCAAGAAGGTGGTAAAGTCCTTCAATTTCAAGTTCCTAACTCTTTGGTAAAGGCTTATACAGACAATGAAATGGCTGTTCAAACATTAATGAATAACCCATTATTTGCTATCAAATCTTTAACTGACAACAACAGAGAAATTACCGTAGAAGATTTAGAAAGAATCGGATTGGGCGGAGGAGCTGTGTTCCCTAGCTCTGCAGAACAACTTCAGTTTAAGGTCAAATTTGAGCAGAATAAGCCAAAGATTGTCAATCAAATAAAGACTATCAATTACTTAAAGTCTGTATCTAATAACATTAAAGAAACAGGTAAAGCTCCTGATGCCCTTGTATTTAATAGTGGATTAAACAATATCTATAAGTACAACACAGGAGATACGGTATTCTATAACAACACTGCTCACAAGATTCTTGAGACGTCTTCTGACGGACAGAAGTTAAAGCTATCAGGTATTCAAGAGCAAGTTAATGCTTCAGATGAGAATCTTAAGACGCAAAGACAAGCGGAAGAAGCTGCCGTAGAGCAACCTACAGCGACTACTGAAGCTAATCCTAAAGTTACCGCTCCAAAAGGTAAAAAAGAGGAAATAGAGTCAAAGATTGCATCATTAGTCGATGAAAATGGTAATATCAATTTCAATGATTTTGAGGAATACGATAGATTAAATGACGAATTAAAAAGAATGTCGGAAGCTGAAGCTGAGCAGACAAAATCAGCTGAAGAGGACACAGTAGACTTCCCATCTAAGACTATCGGAGATGCTGTTTATGAGCTTACTCCTTATGTATATCAAGGTAGAACAGGGCGTCTTCAACAGCAGTCTAATGGATTGGTTACATTTGAAACGAAGGATAAGGTTTATGAGCTAGGTAATATAGCAGACCTTAAGGACACTCCTTTGTCTGAATGGGGAATCGTTCAGCAGGAGATGTCAACAGACAAGAACTTTGGTGTGACTATCGATGGAAAGACGTTTACTAACAAGAATCAGAATCCATTTGCCGCTATCACATACGATGAGAACGGAGAGGCTGTAAGTGTTAAGCTACAAGACGATAAGGGTAAAACAAAAACGATTAAAGGAGCTAGAGCGCAGCTTATTGACGCTCAATACAAAGAAAGAAAAATCTTAAATGAATCTACAGATGAACAACTCAATGAAGTCGAGCAGCAGGTTACAGCAAGAACAGAGGATATCGGAAATGCTGAACAAGCTCCCACTGGAGGACAGGTTAAGCCTGTTGAACCAGCTTTTACCGAAAAGCAACGAGAAAGACAAAGAGCAATCAATGAAGTCGCAAAACGACTAGCTCAGAAGTCTGACAATATGAAGAACACGAATGAGGCTATTGCAAATATCACCTCTTCGTTATTCACTGCAGGCATTAATGTTGAGGTATTGACTACTGAGCAAATAAAAGCTAAGTATGGCTCAGGTAATGCTAGCGCTCAAGGATTCTTTATTTCAGAGAAAGGGGTTATCGTGATTAATAAGAATATGGTAGAAAGCGAATGGGGCAAGAGCGTTGTGTTCCACGAAGCTACACACCCTATTATTAATATCATTAGAAACGCTGACCCTAAAGCGTTCAAACAGCTAATTAAGGCTATTCGCGATATGCGAGGCGATAACGCTACAATCGATTCTATAATTAAGAGTATTGAAGCTCAACCTGACTATAAAGGTCAGTTCACTCAAGACGATGAAATAGTTGTTGAAACGATTGCTAGAATTGCTAGTGGTAAATTAACGCTTAAAGAGCTTACTCCTAGCCTTAGCCAAAAGATAAAAGACTTAATTAATAAGATAGGTAAAGTTCTTGGGTTTAAGCAGGTATTGAGAGACAATAATGATGTAGCATTCGTTAAGCTTGCTAATCAGATTAGTGACGTGTTAAACTCAGGTCGCGATATCGCTGAGATTGTAGGAGCTAAGAATGTAACTAATCATTCAAAGAGCGCTCAAAAATATAATTTAGCAGTCTCATTAATAGAAGGCAGGAATGAGGCATTTGCTTCTGGTAATTTAGATAAATCTAGTATAGAGCAGGCTAGTTCAATTGTCAGAGGAAAAGATGTCTACTCTAATAAAGAGGTATCAAACATACCAACAAAATCTCTTACTGAAGTTTTTAACGAATATAATGGAAAAGCTGTTTTTATAAACTCAGACCCGACAAGAGTTGGCGAACATAAGTTAACATCTGGGAAATCTATATTTTTATACGGAGGCGGTGATTACAATTCATTAAAAGAGAATGTCGATAATAATATTGGTTTTGCTACAACTCAAATAGGGAAAGTTGAAACATACAACAAATTAGTAAAAAATACATTTGGAGAAAATAAAGGTGTCACATTAGTTGTAGAGCAAGCGCCAACAAGCGTTTTATCTAATTCATATACCTTAAGAAGTGTATTGGATGCTATATCTGAATTGCCAAAATCGGTTAGGGATTCCCCTAAATTTAAAATGGAATTTTTTGGCGAAGATATTGTTGCCATAAAAGATGCATTTGGAGTCGGATATGATTCATTTATGTCGAAATACAAATCTGCAGATTTTGGGTCTAAAGATTTTATAGATGAATTAGTTTCTGAATTAGCATATAAATTTGGGGAAATAAATACACCTAGCTCATTTAAGGCAAGAAGAATATTTGTTCAAAACCTGACTGCTGGTATAGTTGAAAAATCAACTAGAGCTGGATTACAAAATGAAAAAGGATGGATTTCTAAAGACCCTAAGAAATTTATAGCAAAAAACTTATTTAACGAATTTGGAATGAACCAAGAATCGTTAATGAGAAGTATTGCAAGAAAAGAAATAGTTGACTCGTATTTTGATAATGGAGATTGGGGATTTGTTGTATCTGGATTCGAGTCATCTCCTGATGGGGATTTTAAATCGATACAAGACAAAGGAGTTGTTCATCCATTATTTAATGCCAAATTTTATGGAGAGAAGCCATTTAAACTTGAGTCATTTTATAAGGTCGACGATATTGTCCCTCCTACAATGATGTTTGAAAGCGCAGATAAAAAGAAGGTATATGATAAGCCATATGAAAAAAGAGCTTCATTAATGTCTTCTGCGTCAATTTATTACTCACATAATATAAATCAAGAATTAAATGAATATGGGGTACAAATGTCGTCAATTGACCGCGACACTCCTGTTGCTCCTAATGGCAAACCTTCTAACTTGAATGAGTATCAATACAATGCGGTACGTACTCCTGAGTTTAAAGCTTGGTTTGGAGATTGGGAGAATGACCCAGAGAATGCATCTAAGATTGTAGATGAGAACGGCGAGCCAATGGTTATGTATCACGGAACGTCTAAGGATAAGGACTTCGATTCGTTTAAAATAAGCGATAGAGGAGCTTGGTTTAGTAGTTCTCCCGAAGAAGCTTCAAACTACGCATCGAGCAACGATAGCCAAAAAATGAAGTATGACGAAGGGACTCGTAAATACATTACAACTAATACTTCGTCACGCGTAATACCTGTATTCTTGAATATCAAAAACCTTGAAAGACAAGAAGATGTAGACAAGAATGTACTAGACGAATACAGAAAGGCAGGATATAAGAGCTACAGAAACGCTCAGAAATACTTGTTTAACCAAGTTAAGTATAAAAACAGAAACGTAGAAGGCTTTGCTTTTGATACAAGGGAGGCTGGAGCAGCATATAACTACGCTCAAGTAATTGTTTTATTTGACGGTAAAAGCATAGAGCAAGACAATGGAACTTACAAATGGTTTGGCAACGAGTTTAATGTTAAATCAGCCATAGGAAGTAAATTCTCGCCAACGAATCCTAAGATTCAAATGTCTAACATAGACCGCGAATACACTCCAGAAGGAACTGTAGCTGACGCTGGTATGACTATGGCTGAGCGCAAAGCGTGGCAAGACAAGAATGGAGTAAGTCAGAGACAGGAAAGAAATCCTATTGTACAGCAGGCAGCAAAAGCTTTATCTGATGGATTAACTACGTTAGAAGAATATGTTGATGTAGTAAGAAGGAATATGCCTATATTCTCTATGCCTACTGTGCCTAAAATTCCAACATTTAAAGAAATCGTAGGTGCATTAAATGAAGGAGCATTAAGTAAAGCTGGGATTGTTGGTCTTAACAAAACATTTGCAGACGGAGAAAGAGTAGCAAGTAGACTAGATATTCCAGCATATAACTATTACGATACTTGGGTTGTGTCTATCCACGATGGGGTAGGCGATAAAACAAGTGGGAAAGTGCTTGGATATGGTCAAACTGCAGTTCTTAAAAATGTAGTATTTAAAACAAGCGCGAAAGGTGGATTAGGTATCGCAATAGATAGAGATAAAACTACTATTGCACGTATATTTGGTGACTGGACAAATGAAGCTCCTGAAGCTGTTCATAAAAGAGCTACTGAATTAATGAACGACCCAGCTTGGACTCAGGTTGGAATGAATCCTTATCGTCATAGCTTTTTCTATGATAAATCAGATGGCACAGCTGTTATTTCGGCTGATGAAGTGATACAAGTTGGAGCATTAGTTCTTGCTAAGAATGTAGTTAAAGCGCCAATTGGTAGTGAGTCATTTAAGAACCATTTTACATTCGTTAATAACATCGGGCAAGAGATTCAGTTCTCTAATATGTCAAGAGATGACCAACGAATCAATACGTTGAGAAACGAGTATTACAACAATGACGTTCCTGCAGATGTACTTATTGAGGCAGCTAAAAAAGAATACGGATTAGACCAAGCAGCGGCAGAGGCATTAGTATCTAAGGCGACTGGTAGCGTATTAGATTTAGCTCCTTACGAGACGGACAGTAAAGCTGAACTAGGAGACGAAAAGATTACGCCTGAAGTTCAAGAAATCTTAGATGAATATACGACTGATTACGAAAACGACAAGAAGCAAAAGCTAGCTAAAGAATCAAAGAAGACTACATTTGCTGACATCGCTGTTAAATTATACGATAGCAAGTTCAAGATTAGACGAATCTTACAGTCGCTAAGTGATATGCAGACATTATCATCTGCTAAGCTTAGAAATATTATGGGTAAGGCAAAGGCATCCTCAATGGAAGCTCAGCAAGCTATTGCCAGAATATACGGTGGTTTATCTGAGAGTCAAATCAGAATTTTTGACCAACTAAACTTTGCATTACGTGTCATTCAGGTAGACAAGAATAATAACGAAAAGGTCTACAAGGAGTACGATAACCTAAGAAAGCAGTTTATTAAGGAGAATAACGGTAAGATGCCTAATGAGAAGCAGCTAGAAGATTTGATGGCGGAGGCTAGAAATTTAGTCCCTAATATCAATCACGGATTGCTAGACAATACTCGTTTGTACACTGCTGCTGATGCGACAAAATTCATTGATAAACTACGGAATGCTTACTCAACTGAAGACTTTGACAACTTAATGTCAAGAGCTGCTGAGTACAAGAAGGTAGGTAACGAGTCTGTAGCTAAGATGCTTAAAGCGGGAATGATTTCTCAGGAGGTTGCGGATAAGTATAAGGACGACTTCTACACATTCAGAAAGACTCTTGAGAGATACTATGACGATTACTCGTCTAACGTACCTATCTATTATAAGGACGGTGTTGCATACTACTCAGCATTCAAGTCATTAGGAGAAGGTTCTAAGGAGAGCTATTTCCAGAGAGACTCGCGCGTATTGTTAGCTGAGAACATCTTAATTGTTAACAAGGCTATTGCAAAGAATGACTTACGTAAGTCTATCTTTAATGACATTATGATTAATCCTAAAAATTTCTTTGAAAATAATGATAATGTTCAGCGTGTAATAAAGACTAAAGAAGGTGGTGATTTATCATTTGCATTCAAGCCAGCTGTATATGAGCGCGACAAGGATGGTAAAGTTAAAAAGGAAGCGTCAGGATACGTAGTTAAGCCAGCTCAAGACGGATTTGTTAATGTACCATTTAGAGTAGACGGTAGCTTGCAGTATTTCCAAATGGAGAAGGAGCTTTACGACGAGGTAGAGGGCTTAAATACAGCATTCAATCCGCAGGATTCTAATCTTGTTATGCAGGCTTATTACGGAGCTAGTAACGTAGCTAATAAAGTATTAACTGCATCTCAGACTCGTTACAACCCGTTGTTCTTCTGGCGAAATATGTCAATGGATATTAGACACCAAGTTCACTTTACGGACTACTGGACATCGGATAAAAACTTCCTTGTATCAAACGTCTACTCGGCATATGGAAGACTATTATTCAAGTCAATAGCTAACACTAAAAAGATTTTTGCTAACGATGAGAATATGGTTAAGCTATTAGAAGAGGCTACTGAGGTTGGATTATTTATGGATACTTATTCTGAAGCTAGAGAGCAGATTAAGAGAAGTTCTGAGATAGATACATACGCTGTGGTGGACGGAAAGCCTTCTAAGTGGGATAGATTTAAAACAGGTGTTGCAGCAATGAACGTAAAGACGGAGATTGCAATGCGTGTATCTGCTTACGAACAAGCTAAAAAACACTTGACAGAAGAGTACAAGAAGTTGCACAATGTGACTGAACTTAATGAAGCTCAACTTGAAGAGATTAAGGAGATAGCATCCGCTCAAGCTAGAGGGTACACTGACTTTGCTCAAAAGGGAACGGTTACACCTCAGTTGAACTACGCTTACCTTAATGCATCAATTCAAGGTTTAGGTTCTGCTATCGAATATAGCTACGATAATCCAGCTAAGACGCTAAGAAAGACAAGTGAGCTTTTTGTAGGTCATATGATTTGGACGACGATGCTTATGATGGCTATTCCTGACTTGTACGATGAGTTAGATGAGTACACTAAGGATATTTATATGCTTAGCCCTACAGGCTTCGCTATGAAGAAGATAAAGGATTCATTGGGTCTTCCATCTAGCTTCATTCCTGCATCTAAAATTGACCCTACATTAGTTCCTATTATGGGAGTTGCAAGACGTACTGCAGAGCATTTTGTTAAGTCAATGAGAGGCGAAAAAACTGAGCCTATTACTTACGAGGAAACAGCTCGCTTAATTAACATTGCATTGCCATCAATCTTTGCTTTACCAGAGAAAACTGCACCTCTTGATGCAATTGGAGATTGGGGTTCTAAGATATTGAGTGGGTCTTCTTTATTGAGTGGCGGAACTAAGTTGTTCTTTGGATACGATGCTTTCAGAGGAAAAGATATTGACTCTAAGAATATGAACGGAGGGTCTAATTCTTTAGACGGAATGTATGACTCACAGATTCCTTATATCTACAAAGTAATGTCTAAGGCGGCAGCATTAGCTACAGGTGAAGATTTAAAGGCTGTATCTCCTGCTAGAATAAATGCTGCAGCTGAGTCTTTCATTGGTAGTCCTAAGTCTAGCTTCTTAACGGGGGTATTAACTGCGATAGCGAGTGATGTTGCAAACATTATTATCCCTGCGTCTGACATAGAAAAGAGCGAGATTACGATATTCAATCCTAAGACGGTTATGAAATCGTTTGGTGTGATAACAGATTCGGGAATGAAGGAGCGTGTTCAGAATAGAAAGTTTATGGATGAAAGCCATAAGTTGAATATGAAGGCAGCTGACATTGAGACGATTGCTGATAAGAATATCGACCTTTTCTACAAAGAGAATCCTGCTACGTTTATGAGCCGAGTAGAGAAATACGCTGAGCAATGGGATTATGCTGGAGACGAGGATGCTACAGAGCGATTATTAAAGAAAGCTGAACTTAAATTGAATAAGCTAGAGCGGAAGTCAAACATCCCGAAAGACTTATCAACTGAGGTTAAGATAATCTACTACACCAAAGGTACTGATAATCAGGCTAAGATGTTAAAGTCGATAGCTGGCGATGACAAGCGGATGGCGAATAGAATAATCGAATCTCTGTATGACTTCGGAATGGACGAAGGTAAGATGATTGAAATCGAAGATAAATACTACCAGAAATGATAAAGAAAACTAAGGGAGGCTACAAGTTAGTCTCCCAAACTACAGGAAAGAATCTTGGTACAGCTAAGAGCTTAGAGGGTATCAAGAAAAGAGAAAAACAAGTAAATTATTTTAAGTATCTTGCATCAAAAAAGAAGAAGTAAATGGCAAACTTATATGAGATTCAAAAGGGTGCTGCGGTTAAGCAAGCTTTTGGTAAATTAATGGACTACTCACAACCTGCTGGAGAGAACGAATCAGGCGAGTCTCCTCAAGAAGAGTTATTATGCGAAATGCTTGAGGCATCTGCGCAAGCTAAAGTATTCCATTGGCAAACAAGTTCATTCGCTGAACACGAGGCTATGGGAGAATTTTACGAAGGCTTTAATGACTTGATGGATAAGTTTATCGAAGCGTATCAAGGATGCTACGGACGCATTATGTTTGGATGTGAATTAGAGGTTAAGCCATATACTATGGAAGCTCCTGTTGCATTCCTAATGTCATTCAAAGAGTACATCTCAACAGGCGCTAGAATGTGTGTGTTAGGCAATTCTGCATTATCTAATATCTTAGATGAGATTAATGGCTTAGTAGAGCAAACTTTATACCGCTTAACTTTCAAGTAAGATGTACGAGCTTCGGTTTGTTATCGAAAATAATGAGCTGAAGCTCGTCTTAATCAAGAAGTAATATGTTCTCAAGAGATGCAATAAAATCTAAGCTAGAGCGTTATGGTTTGTCGGGAGTTAACAAGCCAAAAAGGGAGACTCACAACGGTAAGTCTCACGTCGTTCTAGCTAAAGAAGGAGATAAGGTAAAACTTATCCGCTTTGGTCAAGCTGGCGTTAAGACTAATCAAACGGTTGGTCAACGTGAGGCGTTCAAGTCTCGTCACGCAAAGAATATTTCTAAAGGAAAGATGAGCGCTGCATATTGGGCAAACAAGGTTAAGTGGAGTCCATCTAAGACAGCTTCGTCTTCTAAAAAGTGGGTTAAAGGTTCTTAGTTTTGACATTAGAGAATACTAGATATTGTCAGATATGCGGTAAGGCGATGACTTATACATCTAAGTATGAGTTTAATCGGGCGACTAAGAACAAAACCAATTGCAAGGCTTGCTCGTACAAGAACGCTATCAGTAAAAAGAAATATCAGGATATCCCTAAAGGTTGGTTCGATTCAAAAAAGAGACGAGCGGCAGAAAGAGGCAAGGAGTGGGATATTACAATGGAGTATATTTGGAAGATTTACCTGAGACAAGGTAAGGTTTGCGCATTATCAGGACTGCCATTAGATTTTGATGTGGACAGCGATAACGGAACAGTATCGATTGATAGGATTAAGAATGAAAAGGGTTATGTGAAGAGGAACATTCAACTCATACATAAAGACCTTAATTATATGAAGTACGTTTACGACCAAAAATACTTCATAAAAATGTGTAAATTAGTAGCTGAAAAGCATAAATGTTGAACGTGATGAAAAAATCTGCAAAATACTACGCAAACAATCCAGAAGCAAAAGCTAAGAAAGCTGCTTACGATAAGAAGAACGATGCCACACCTGAGCGTCGCGAACGTCGTGCGGAGTTAGTTAAGATTAATCGCGACAAAGGCACTTATGGAAATGGAGACGGCAAGGATTGGTCTCATACTAAGAAAGGTGTTGTAATGAAAAAAGCCTCCGTAAACAGAGGCTCTAAATCAGATTCAGCTGGCGATAAGCGCGCTAGAGGAGGCAAAAAATAATTAACCTAGCAATAGCTTTGTTATATCCTTTGCGTCCTTAATATCAAGCATCCCGACTAACTTGGGTACATAAGAGTTATCCTCAAAGTCAGTAGTCTTCTTGCAATCTTTTACTATCCAATTAGGTTCTTCTATCATTCGTAAATCGAAGCTGTAGATACCTATTGGCGTTGAGTTAATATACCTTACCTCCCAATAACTTGCTGACATTAATCTGATGAACTTTGATTGCTCAATCAACAATGAGTCGTAATGGAATCGTCGGCACTTTAGTTCGACAATCAAATCTTTCTCCTTAGAAATACAATCTGAAAAATGGAACTGGTCTGTTTGCTGAAGGTCGGGCATAAGCTTTTCTTTCAGCAACTCAAATAAGGCTTGCTCATTTAGAGCCGCTAGTTTTCTCTCTAGCATAGGAAAGGATTTCTAATGTTAAGATGTAATGCTTCTTACCCATCGTTTCGTCGGGTTCGATTGACACCCCTTTGCAATACTTTTTGGTGTCATCTATTATGTAATGATTCTTCTTCATCGTATCCTCCGCTAGCTTCAACATTGTGATGGTATTCGTTGGGTCTAAGCGACTATTATATCGAAGATGAAGTTTGTATCGCTCAACTTGTTTTGAACGCTTAGGAAGCAACTTCATAAATATTGCTGTCCAGAACTCTTTCTCTTTATTCCTGAAATGCCAATGACGCGAAGCGTACCACTTGTTCAGCGATATGTCCACGTCTTTCCACTCAAGAGTAATCTCTCCTAGTATATCACTCATTTTCTTTAAGTCTTTGCCACTCATCTCTTACATCTAGCCAATACGCTTTATCGTCAAACCTTTCGAACTTAAATTTTTCACAAATCTGATTCAAAAAGTAATCGACGATAAAGGTATCTTGGCTAAACTGAGATAAGAATGCAGCTTGCTCTTGTGGTGTAAATTTATTTGGCTTCATTAGTTAAGAAGGATATCTTCATCATCAATGCTAACGATTACAGTAAGTGTTGCACGATGTCCTGAAGCGTTTAGTGAGTCTACCATTTTTTTGATAAGACCAAGCCCTACATTTTGTCTGTCATTCTCTAAGTTAGAAACCTGTTGAATGGAATTAAAACCTGCTACTTTTGCGAATTTAGATTGAGATAAGCCTAACTGCTGTCTCAATTCTTTTACTACGTTTCTCATAATATTAGTGTTAGTCTACTGAGCTTCTGATTGTCTCAGAACTCGATTTAGATGGAGGATAATGTGTAACGGTTTCTCCTGTCTCTTCGTCTACCGAAGTCATTGGAGACTTTAATGATTTAAGGAATGTTTCAATGTCTTTTAAGCGTGCAGTTTCTTCGTCTACGCGCTTCTTTTGTTCTGCCCATACACTAGACTCAGAATAGTCATACTTAGTGCCTGACGCAACAACTTTAATGTCTGTGCCTAATGAACGACTTTCTTTCTTATCGCAGAACTCAAGCTCTTTAATAACGTAAGGCTTAAGCCCTTCTTTCATTGCTCCAATAAGAACTCCATACTTTTCACACATTGCCCAATCTCTTAGCACGTCACCTCCGTTGAATGCTATATCCTTGATATAGTTGTCAACCATCCCCGTTATACCTTCTTTGCTAGAAAGTACAACAGGGTTCTCTTTGATTAAGGTTAACTCTTGCATATTAGAACGGTAAATCTGACCCTAAATCAGGTGCTGCTCCGAATGCAGGTGCAGGAACTTCTTCAGCGTGAACAGCTTGTGGAGCTTCAGCTTGTGTAGCGCGAGACTTGATGTAAGTAATCAACTCTTCGTAAACAACCTCAGCCTTATCGCCATCTGCTTTAGAGATTTCTTTTCCTAAAGTAAACACGGGTTGCGTGTACTTAGTAGCGCCTTTCTTCTTGTCTTCAACCGTTAAGATATCGATTGAGTTAGTCAAGAATGACTTACGGTTATCTGCAACGAAATCGTACCACGCTGAGAAAGATGAACCTTTCAATGTGATGCAAACTAAATCTTCGCCTAACAATGCGTACACCGCCATACCGAACTTAGCTCCTGAACTTGCCAATGTAGCTTTGATATCCTTGTAGATACCCTTAGCTAATACGTTACCTTTAAACGTCTTAACTACTAACTCCTTAGTGCCAAATTCTTGCAAAGGTAATTCGTTAGAATAGATACCTGATTGACTAGGCTCGTGAAAACCACGAATAGTTGCCATCTCCTTTAAAGAGATAAATGATAATGGTGCTTTAACGTACACGTTCTTAGCACTTTCTTTGTCGTAGTATTTGAAACCACGCTCTGCTGAATCCCACTCTAAGTATTTTTTAACTGGGGATTTTGCACCTGTCGAGAACTCATCTGCTCTTGCCATAATTTTTGTTTGGTTTTGGTTTAAACTAATTTTCTTGATTTAAGCTTGTTGTAGAATACATCCTCTTCGATAGATGAACCTGCAACGAATGTTACTGCCTCAGCTACTGCGTATGTCCCGTCGGGATTCATTTGCTGAGTTGTTACTTGAACTAGACAACCTAAGTTTCCGATTTTCATCGCCTTAGTTGACTTCATCCAACCTTCTGATTCTGATGACGCTTTGCAGATTAATTTCCACGCATCTCCGTCACCCCACACGACTAAGTCGCTTACATTCTTAGACGCTCCTGAAGCATCTGTGTTGTGCAATGTCTTTTGCATTTGTTTGTTTGGTTTAATTAATAATGGTATTCAATATTGGGTTTCTCAAATTGAGATAGAAAAGCAATCTTAGTTATCATTCTATCTAATCTGTGTTTAGCACGCGGCTTAAGTTTGCCTCTGCTATTTAAGTTTTTTGGGGCTACCGCGAATGCCTCAGCCTTGCTAAGTACATCTGCCATTTTTTGTTTTCTCATTGTTTGATTCTTGATTTCTTGAACAAAGATAAATGTAATAATTTATATATCAAAGTGTTTAATAGAAAAGATTTCGATTTATTTTCAAAAAAGAAAGGTAGCCTGCAAAACAAGCTACCTTTACTGATGGAAATCACAATTAAACAACTATTAACCCGTATTATCTATGGAAGCCATATCTCTTACGAATGATAGGTTCTTCGTCTGTATAGGTTTGGTTTGGTTTCGGTAAAATGTTATATACAATATCAATGCCAGCTGTCAAGTCTTGCCACTCTTTTTTCTGTGCAGTTTCATTTTGAGCTTTTAGTATAGCTAATTCTTGTTCTAACTGAGCAATATCTTTCTTGAGCCTTGTAAGGTACACTAGCCCATCCATTAACTCCTCGCGTAAATGCTGACACCAATCAGCTACTGACAAGTCTGTTCTGTCCATATCAGTTCCATACTTATCGTATCCTTTCTGCGCACGCTCTCCGAACTCTTTGATGATTTCAAATACTACGCTGTCCGTAAATGTTGTGGTGGTTTGTTCGTTATTCGACATTGTATTGCTTTAATATTTCTGATACCTTAGTTGCACATTCAATTTTCTTATCCTCGTCCAATAGCTCCATCTTTAAAGCCGTCTCGAATAAGTTGTCAGCTTGAACTGACGCGTTAATAAACTGCTCTAATAAGATAACGCCATCCTTGTCTTTGTTTGCAGAAAGCAAACCGTCTATCTGTTTCTCAATCGCTACTGCTAATTGATTAGTTAGGTTCTTGATTGTCTGATAATACATCCCGCTTGCCACAACCTTCTCATCGATAAAATCTCTTAGCGACTGGCAATGTGCGTAATAGCGAAGCATATCGCGTACTTCTGAATCTGTTAATGCTCTTTTTACTTTTTTCATTTTAGGTATGTTTTAATTGTTCTTGTATCCATTTTACCTCCGTTCTTTTCAAAGAAGGCTACTATTGTCGGATGTGGTATTGATACCATATCGCATTCATTGCAAAAATCTTTTCTAGCGTTCATAACCCAACCCTTCCTGCCTGACAAAAAGAAAGCCTTTTCAATCTTCCTATCGTATTGCTTGGCGGCAAAGAATATGCAAGGCTTTAATATGCCATACATATACTTAAAGTCTTTCTCTTGCTCAACCATTTTGGTGTAGTAAGCCATACGCGTTGTTCGTTTTTCAAGTTGGATATAACCTTTGTTATTTGTCTTGACTACTATTTTCTTATAGCAGTTGTCGCACTTGAAACTCTTATTAATCATTGCCTCCATCTCTTCTTCTCCATAAGGGAATCTGCAGAACGGACAATCTAACTTATCGCCTTTCATTAGAAAAAATCAGTATAAATTAAAATTGGCGCATCCTTTACGTAAGGAATTGAACGGGCTGTATTGTATTCGTAAAAGTCAACAGCCTCCTCATCTGTCATACCTTGCTTAACAAAGCATTCTACAATCTCTCCAATAGAATAAACCAACTTAGGAGTTTCCGTATCTGCGTAAACACCAATAATAGCATCGTCCAAGCCATCTAACTTAACAAAATCGTTATCGGGAAATTGTTCTAGTATCTGTTCTAGTTTTGTCATAGTCTATAAAATAAATGCATCGCTCTTCTCCGTCCGACGGAGTGAACTCAACATACACTTGTGAAAATTCATTTGGGATAACAAGAAAACGATGACACCGACTAGATGACGGGCAATTCTTGTTTTGACACATTGCTATATCGGGCATTGTTTGTTTGGTTTAAAATTGAGGGGGAGATGGGATTCGAACCCATAATGTAGACTTAGCATAAGTAGCTTCCCATTGTAGCCTTTCTCGTACTTTGTCAGTCCGCAGCATATCTACTACTTCCCCCTAGTGGATGGATTATTTTTTTAAAGTAGAATTCGCCAACCTCAAAACTACTACCTGTCTTTCCAAGCTGTCAAGTAAGTTCCCCAGATTAACGGACTGAGTGCCATATAGGAACATTACCATCTCTCCGTAGTCAGGACAGGAATCGAACCTGTTTGTGTACCGAGTTCATAGATTATGAGTACACTTAACCTAATTAGCGTCTACCATTCCGCCACCCGACTAACCGCTCGTCTTTCCGAACTGTCAATCTAACAAACATTACTATTAATCCGTATCAAAGATACGCTAAATCATTTTCTCAAGCAAACCTTTTTCTTTAATTTTTTCATAAAATTGTTTAAAATCTCTGATATGATTATACGCGCTACGTTTAATGATTATCGACGACTCCTTAAGCCTAGCAAGATTAGTCTCTAAGAATAAAATATCACTGCAGATAATCTCTCCTTGCTTGTAGTTAAATTGTCTTGGCTCGGTAGCCTCCGCTAAATACTTTTCAGTCCAAGCAATTGCTAGCTTGTAGTATTCCTCGTTCTGATTTTGCATCTTAAAACGTAACCCTTAGTGAGAAAATAATCCACGAGAATGTGATTGACGTGGGTAGTGTTGTGAAGCCTACGCGCACTCTTATGCTAGGTAATACTTCGATGAATCGTCTTGTGACGTAAAATTTTGCTTTCATTGTTCTATTTTTTGATTTTAATTACATAATGTATTCCTTGTGGAATGTGGCGACTTTCGTAGTTATGGTATGTGATAAACGAATTGATAATCTGTATCCCTCCTTTATTATAATGCTCGATAAACTCATCGTGTTGTTTCATTCCTGCGCCAGCGTTGTAAAACGATATGTGTTTTACTTCGTACTTTGGGAATAGATACCTTAATAGCCTTCTCATTGCTTGTGTGAATTTATATGCGTTACGTTTACTTTATATCCTAGATGTTTCAACAGCTCAACAATGGTATATTCTATGTTGTGTTCCGCGTATTGATTAATCTCTACGTCGCCAACTTTCAGCGTAATTCCATAGTCATAACAGCACCCGTCTCCGCAGGTGTAGTCCCATTCCTCGAATGAGATGTCAATTTCTTTTGGTGTCATAGCTTTTCTAGTTCTTCTTTTAGATTATTATACCTTTGCTGATTAATTAGTATCTGAATATCTTGACGTTTAGGGCTTATGTGAATCTCCATAGCATCCAATACCATCTCAACAGCCATTTTCGCACACACTTTAGCTCTTCGATATGACATAGCATCGCCCTCAAATCTATTGCGTGTAACATTAATAAACTTGTCAACTAATTGTTCTGCCGTTAGATTCATTTTCATATCCTATTTTCTTTAAAGTTTGTAATAGTATTTCTAGCTGACGAGAAGTATGTTCTCTTTCTTTGTTCTCTTTAATCTGTTCCCATTCGTGCTTATTAATCGAATAGTATTTCTTCTTCATTTTCTTTAAGATGCTCATATCCGTTTCTTTGTTAGAATTGATTCTACTATTGCGTAAAAGTTTGCCTCAAAGCTATTCCAATGATGGGTTCGCCCTATTTCGTATGCGCACTTGGCAGCATACATATACGCTCTCTGCTTCTCATAATCGTCTTTAACGTCAACTAGGAAATATTCAGCTAATTCCTCTGCTCTTACTTCGGGTGTGATGTCTCTAAAGTTTTCTGCTTTCATATTCTATTTACTCCTTTTAATTTGTTCCTTAAATATCTTGCCTTGTCAGCAGGGGATGCCGTAAAGAATCCATCTGCCGTAATAGTAACCGCCATTCGGCGTGTGCAATTGTCGCACGGGTAGCTTATCTTAGTTCTGCCCCGAAAGGATAGCGTCATTAGTTCAATGTTCTGCGAGCATCCGCACCAATAGCATTCTGTCTTGTGAGATGTTGAACGTGGGAATGGCTTACCACTTACGCCTTGCCTATTCTTTGGGTAGTTGCGTACCATTGTCGATGTGTTTAAATATAAGCCATACTATAAGTGGCACAATAATTATTAAAATAGTTCCAGCAACTCCAAAGCCATTAGCATCTTTATTTGATTTGGCGCTATGCGACATTGATGCTCTAAACATTGAATTTGATGTCGAAACAAATAGCATTTGTTTATTTGCCATTGTCTTGTTGTTTATTAATTACTTTGACCAAAACATATAACAGTATAAGTGAAAATGGAAACCATAGCGGACTTAAAACCCAAGTCCAAGACCAATCAATTACTTGTAACAATTTAAGTGTAATGAACACTGTAGCTAATAAAGTTGGGAATGATAATTTCATTTTGTTGTTGTTTAGTTAAGGTTATAGCCTTAAATTATTTTAAATTAATCAGGGTATAACCTGTTGTTTAATTTTTTCTATTACCCATTTAGCACCATATTCAAACCCACCACTATATTCATACGCTCCATCAGATTCATCAAATCCAGTTAATTCTTCAGCTATCTGATTGTTTATCTCCTCATCACTTGGTAGTTCGATAGGGGTTAATGAATCAACAACTGTATCTATATATCCAATATTTTCGTGTTGTCCATCATTCCAACCTTCAAAATAGGCTTTTCTTACTTGTTCTTCTGTATATAGTTTAATCTTGCTCATCTTCGTATGGTGGGATATAGTTTTCAAAATTCACATTTCTTACATCGCATAGCTTCTTCTTAATTCTATTATGCCTTGCCCAATATTGTTTAAATGGAGAATAATACCACTCCTCTCTTTCATTGTCTTTTAGCAATAAAAGGATATGATTGGCTTCTGCATCAGTAAGACTAATTTTGTTCATCTTCGTATGGGTTAGTTGTTCTAATTTCGATGCCTTTATTGTTCCATCCTTTCAAACTTGGAGACATATAAGTGCGATACTCATTTCCTTTTTTTTCAAAGAAATGCCCAATCTCCCATTCGCTTGGGAACTCACCTCTTGTCCAAACAACCTGTCCCTTCTTAGGTAATTCTTCGGGGCGTTCTTGGGAAAAGCCGTTAAGGGTGTATTCGGTGAAGGATAAAACCCCCAAAAGCCTTCCCCAGTAATGGTTTCTATCCATTACACAAGAATCAAATTTTACAACAACAGCAGTTATAACTTCTTCTACTACACCCCATCCATACCTAATATCAAATACCCTGTCTCCTTGTTTAAATATGTTTTCCA